AACCCCACCATCTACAACGGTTTGCCGCTGCACACTGAATATCGCGTGTTTGTGGATTTTGATACAAAGGAAATCCTTGGCGCAAGTCCTTATTGGCGCAGCGATGTTATGAAGAACGAATTCAAAAAAGTCAGCAGCCCACAGGAACGCCATGATTATGTTGTCTACAAGATGCATGAAGACATTCTGAACCAGCGTTACCACGAAAGCGTTCAAACTGTTCTGGCTGAGCTGAAGAAGGTTATTCCTCGCATTGAGTTGACAGGGCAGTGGAGCGTCGATGTAATGCGCAACGGCAATGATTACTACATCATTGATATGGCGCTTGCTGAGAACTCCGCTCTGAATGACTGCGTACCGAAAAATCTGCTTCGCGCTTATCCTCAGCAGTGGCTGCCGGGTGAATCGAACAGCTGATACTCCTAGAACGAAACTTTGATTCGGGTTCTTTCAGCAAAAAGCGTTGGAATCAAAATCATACGAAATGATTGTGTTAACACATAAAAACAAGTATAATATATGCAAGGAAGTGATAATAATGGTTCTGTATCATGGCAGCGATGTAATAGTCCGCAACCCTGAGGTCAGAAAAACAAGGTACGCCAAAGATTTTTCATGGGGATTCTATTGCACTAACAACTACGAACAAGCCGCTCGCTGGTCAAAAAAAGGCAGGTCTCGTGGTATTGTCAACGTGTTTGAATATACAGAATCTCCCATGCTAAATATTAAGAAATTCCCCGAAATGAGTGATGAGTGGCTTGATTTTATTGCTATATGTCGCTCGGGCAAACATCATGACTATGATATTGTGGAAGGACCCATGGCGGATGACACCATTTGGAACTACGTCAACGACTTTCTAAGCGGTGATATTAGCCGTGAAGCTTTTTGGGCGTTGGCAAAATTCAAGCATCCCACGCATCAAATCAGCTTTCACACGGAAGTCGCTTTGAAATGTCTCTCTTTTAAGGAGGCGATTGAAGTATGACTGAAACTGCAACCTACAGCAAAAACGATGTCTTTTATACCTGCAGCCTGATTGAATATATCGGCCGCGTTACGAAGAATCATCGCAAGGATGTGGTTTCTGCTCTTGGCACAAACGGAGTCAAGGCAATTCTCGACTCAGCGGATGTGTTTCACTGCCAGAGCTTTGAGCAATCTGCCGATGAAATTTGTGAGCTTTTTCCTGTGCCGGAAGGAACGTATGATACGGTGTCTAACTGCCACTACAAGGTTCCATCTTATACAGATATCGGAAAAGTGTACCAGCGCATCATCTTTGACTGTACTAGCACTCCTGGTGTCCAGGATGTAATTGATGTATTTTCCTCGTTCATTAGCGATGACATCTCAGATTTTAATACTGCAACTTACTATTGTAATCCGAGCTATTTGTACCACTCATACAAGGCCGGAAAACTACTGGATTGATTTTCAAAAGCAATAGCAATCGAGACCACTGCCCCGAAAAGGGTAGTGGTCTTATTTTTTGCACAATACTTACCATAAATTACCAGAAAGAAAAACATTGTGTATCTGTGCGAATTGCATATAATACAAAATATAGAACGAAAGGCATCAAAAAACATCGTTGGTCGGGCAAAATCCGACCGAAAGGCTAGGGTGGGCTCAGTTTTGAACCTGCTCTTTCTTTTTATCGGAGGCTTTATGTCAAACAAAGAAGAACGCATGAACCGCAATAAAAGCATCATCGAAGATTACAAAAATGGAAAGCCGATTTTAGAAATCGCGAGGGAATATAATCTTTCAGAAACGATGTGCTACAAGATTCTAAAAGGTACGCAGGAGCCGCCTCGTTATTTTGAAAAAAAGAGGAAGAGACTTACCACTCGAAATGAGCAAATTGTTAAACAGTATAAAGGCGGTATGACGGCCAGAGAATTGGGCAAGATGTACGGCATTTCCATGCAGCGTATTTATGCAATCTTGCATTCGAGCGGAGAGTACGAAAGCCAAAAATACAATCATATTGAAACGGCTCTCAAAAAAGAGAAAAAGATGCGGAACCAAACTTTTCTTGATGCTTACACAAAAAATCCTCAAAAATCGATTATCGAGTTGAGCAGGGAGGTAAATATCAGCCCTTCACTAGGTTATCTTATCCTTCATCAAAATGGGATTTACCAGTATAACGTAAAAGCCAGAGCTAAGGAGAATAGCGAAAATGCCGATTAACAAGATTACCCACGTGTGTCTAACTCATGACAAAGTCAGGGCGCGAAATGAAAAGATGCTGGAGGATGCCAAGAACGGTATGTCCCAGGAACAGCTGGCCGAAAAGTATCAAATTTGTGTTTCTACTGTCCGATATAGTCTGAAGGACTTTTACGAAGAACAGGCCCGGCAGAGGAAAGCAAAGAAGAAAGCCTGGCAAACCCAGATGATTCATGAATATGAGATGGGCGCAAAATCTCCGGAGCTTCAGGAAAAATACGGCATCAGTGGAACGCTCTTTTATCGGATTCTTCATGCGCACGGAAAGAATGGCCGACAAATCCACAGCCAAAACCGTATCGAGACTGGCAAGAAAAGAAACGCCGAGATGGTCAGGAAATACAAAAACGGCGTTTCTGTCAAAGAGCTTGCGGAAGAATACGGGCTCAAAAAGGGAAGCGTATATCGCGCCATGAAGCGGTATAGTCCAGGCCCAGGGAAAAGTAAAAGTTGTCAAAGTGAGGAATAATTGCATGGCTGCATCAAAGAAAGATGTTGCGAAGCAGCAGGTCAAAGAAGACCGAGAAAAAGTCCGGGAAATGTATCTTTCTGGCAAAACTGTCAAGGAAATCGCCAAGGAAACGTATTTTTCAAGCTCTTATTGCTATGCCATGGTGAGAGACCTAGCAAAAGAAAAGAATTTTGCAAAGAAAGCAAAAAGAGCACCTCTCAACGAAGCTATGATTCAAGATGCGAAAGCCGGGATGACGGTTGCTGAAATCGCAAAGAAGCATGGCGTGACCTACCAGCAGTGCTACTATACTGTTTCTGAATACGCTCAAGCTACGATTAAGAAGAACAAGAAAAAGCAGTCTGCTGCCACGAAAGTTCGCAATGCGGCTATGTTGGAAGATGCGAAAGCCGGAATGACTGATAAGGAAATCGCCAAAAAATACTTTTTGTCTCGAAGCAGTGTCCGTACCGTCCTTGCAGGGCATTTACATACAAATTCCAAAAAGTTGGATGAAAGGCGCAAGGCGATTCTTGCGGATTATGAGGCAGGAACGTCCTCAAAAGACATCTGTGAGAAATACGGTATTTCAAAATCCACTCTTTACAAGGACATGCGCCAAATTGGAAAAACCTGTCAGGAATACTATCACAAGGCGCTGAAAGACAAGACCAATCAAAGGAATTCCGATATTCGAAGCAAAATCGAAAGAGGGGTCTCGGTCAGCACTATTGCCAAGGAATACGGAATCTCTAAAACGGCGATTTATGAAACGTTTCATCAGGAAAATGTCAGAGCTGGAATTTTACAGAAACGCGGCCGTCCGCGAAAAAACACGGAACGTAATGCACTGATTGCTAAACGCCACAGGGAAGGCGAGAAGGTGCAGGCGCTTGCCACTGAATATAATCTCTCTGTTTCGACGGTAAACACTATTTGCAGTAGAAACAAAAATCAGAATATAACCTCATATTAACAGGCTGCCATTTGGCGGCCTATTTCTTTTTTAGGAGGAAATGAAATGACAGACGACGTACGTAATTTAATTCGATTTGTGGTGGATGGCGATATTCGAAACGCGCAGACTCAGTGCCGAATCATGCTTGAAAAGAATGTACCCGAAAAGGACGCCAGGTTCAAAGAAAACGAACTCAGAAAGTTGAATCTTCTGAAACCGGAACTGATTCAGCTGCCCGCCAACCTGGAAAACCTCTTGATTGCGGAGGATGCCACGAATTTCCCTGAGAGCCGGTTCCTGCTCCGCGAGGAGGAAGAAACAGTCATCAACAAGCTCTTGGCCACCAGAAAAGCAGCTTTAGCCATCAAGGAGCTTGGCATCCACTATACTTGCTCTTTGCTTTTGACGGGCCTTCCTGGTGTTGGTAAGACTGAATTGGCCCGCTACATTGCACACAAGGCAAATTTACCGTTTGTTTTCCTGAAATTTTCTGGCCTTGTCAATTCTGCTCTTGGCCGGACACAGCAGAACATCGGCAGAGTGTTCGATTACGCAAAGCGCACGCCCTGCGTTCTTTGTGTTGATGAAATTGATGCTATCGGAATGTGCCGTGGCGGCCGTGATGACGTCGCTGAAATGAGCCGCGTCACCATCGCATTGATGCAGGAACTTGACCGGCTCCCGAATGACGTCATTCTCATTGGCACTACAAACCGCGTCGATAACCTTGACGAAGCCCTCATTCGCCGATTCACTTTCAAACACCGCGTCAAGCCTTTAGGCGACGATGACATGAAAGAACTGTGCAAAAAGTTCCTTGCTTCGGCAGACTATCCCTTCACGGAATCCGAACTCGACGAACTCTGCCATTCGCTGCGTGAACAGCGGACGGCCAGCGCCGTTGTCAATGCCTGTACAGAACGTATCGTTGCACATATCGTATCGCAGTTGCCTGAAAATTCGGCAGATGCCGTGTAAAAGTATGATAGCCTGGGAAGAAAGCCCTCGTCAGTTTAAGATGTCCAAGCAACTCGATGAGGGAAAATTCGGAGAAGACTTGGCTCGCAAATTCCTTAACGACCCGATTATCAAAGTGAATCATGGCATTAGCCATTACGATGACGTGACTCAGGATAAATCATATCAAGACAAAGATACCGATTTCATCGTCTGGAAGAAAAATGGAAAGACCTTTGGTCTGGAAACGAAAGTGGACAGTCACAATACCGGAAATTTCTACCTGGAAACCTCGGTGGACTACTTCTCCATGGTGCCTGACGCTCTGAACGAACAACGGGTAGCGCGGCGGTATCGGGATGGCATCGACCCTTTATGGCACACCCCGGGCTGGGTATACAGGAGTGGTGCGGACCAGATTCTCTATTATTTCAGAACCACGCAGCTGCTTTACATTTTCTCCCGCGTTGATGTCTGGTTCTATGCTGAAAAGCTGATGCGCGGTGGAATCCATCTCGACCCCGGAATCAGAAAGCCAAAAATGTATTCTGCCGAAAATATCAGTGAACGCAATGGCTCCACTCTCTTCTTTGCCAACGGCTTATGCGTGAATGCAGAGCAGACATACAAGGCTTTAGGAGCGCAAAAAAGAGTCATTAAATACCAGGTTGAGAACCCGGATTCAGACGTTCCAACGTTCAGTTTTTGCCCTTTCAAATTATGAATTTTTCGCTAACAATCGTTAGAAAATCACACTTCAGTCTGACGGAAGAGTATAATTGTAGTAGAAAGAGAGAAAAAAGCATGAACCAAATCAACGTTGTGACGATTGGAAAACTCATTGAAGCACATCGAGACGGTGACGAGCAGAAGTTCAAAGCCTACGTCAATTTTATCGCCAAAGCCTATGAAGAACAGGGAAATGACCGTGCCGCTAACATCATCCGCAGCAACTATACGGGTGATTATCGCGAGCAGGGGAAGGTCGTTCTGGATGAAGCAGGCGAACTCTGAGAAAGAAGCCCTGCAACAGCTGAAAAAACACACAGCAAACTACGCACATCGTATTACTGTATACAAGAAAGACGGCAAAGCCGTAAAGCGGGAAGTTGCCGAGTACGACCAGCGAGAAAAAGAATGGTTGGATTAGTCATGAAGCATAAAATTTCAGAAACCGGCGCTCGGATGCTCAAATATCAGGAGCAGCTTGCCGACGAATACAAGTATAAACCTATCCCGCGAACTTTCTTCAAGGATGTACGAGCGGAGGTCGAAGAAGCGCTGCCGGAATGGTGCAATATGTCCGGCGATACGACCAAACTCGAAACCAGAAGCGGCACGGTCATTGCCAGCGGGTATAACCGAATCGTGATTGGCGACTACGGCGCATTCGTTGAGTTTTCGCGTGCCCAAGCAAATGCACGTCATTTGAAAATCAAAGAGGGGCAGAGCTATCGTATCGAAGACCCGCGCTATGCTGAGCACGTCAAGTATCTTTGGCTCACGGCGGACGATGACTCAGACGTGAAAGTATACGACCAAAAACGCTCAGTTGAGTACGCTGACTACAAGCCGGGGATGCTGTATGTCAGCGTGTACGAGGTGTTTCCAGCGGAAACTGATGCCGGATTATCATGACGAGCACTGTGCTTTCGACAGCAAGCCAATCAAGCGTACACAGTGGGTGCGTTTTCTTGGGAAGGACTAACCATAGGGGCAGGAAGATTCCATTGCCGACCTGTACGCGAAAAGTGGCGCTGTGGTTTCCATGGTAGGTTCGGCTAAAGATTTGCTGACTTTCCTGCAATCTGCCGGAACCACAAGGCATTTTTGATGCGCTTGCCCCCAACCACTAGATATAGTGGTATCTTAATGTTTGTTTACAATTTAGACACTATATATTGTGTCTTTTCATTGACCGGATACCACATATATGGTATAATACAATTGTTCTCAGGAAGAGGAACGGCTCCTGAGACATCAAGGTTTTCCTTTCCCCAATCTTGGTCGCATGGCTTCATTTGAGCTGACACAGGTGAAGCGTGAAAATCATCCGTTTCATAGTAATATCCTTCCTTTCTTTGGCGCGGGTAACTCCGCGCCAGCCGTCCAAGCAAACAGCCTCCACGCGGCGGACGGTGGACAACAGGTGTTTCCGTGTTCCGGGCATCTGGCTAATGTTTGTATTTGCTGGTTTAGCTCAGCTGGTAGAGCAACTGATTTGTAATCAGTCGGTCATCGGTTCAAGTCCGATTTCCAGCTCCAGACGCTATCCGTTGGATGTATCGAAGTCACACGATACGATGCTATACACAACATCTGGCGGACAGCATGCCACCCATTAAGACGGCCTCCTCGTGGCGGGTGGCGGACAGCGGCTCTTGCGGCTGCTGACGAATGTCTTAGAAGCATGCAAACGTACGTTTCGCCGCAGTCTCACACACAGCCCAACGACAACCGTTAACCCGATTTGACAGGGAATCAACGACAGGGCTCAAAATTTGAAGTTGACCAACACCCAAGCGCTTTCTTGGATTCTCGCGTATCGTCAACGATGAGGTTCGCAAGATTGTCAGGTGGTGTGAAGATGACATCCGGGGATGACGACCTACTAAACGGATGTCATGGCGGGGCTAAGTGAGGGTTCACCCGCAATCTTATGCAGGTATCGTATAACGGCTAATACTCCGCCCCTCCAAGGCGGAGACGCGGGTTCGACCCCCGCTACTTGCTCCACACGTCGCAGTCACCGTACGCCACGACGTTAAACTTGGTGAGCATGGTCCACTTGTGGTCCGCTGTCCGAATGTCGATGAGACAGCCTCAAAAATAATAGACAAACAGGTGCTGTGCCTGATAGTATCCAATAGTCCCGGTATTAGTCGCGAATAAGACCGGAAAACAGCGGAAAGGGTATAAAGCAGAATCCATCGATGCAGCTATCGAATGGTGCTGGATGCGAGTTGGCTTCTCGCTCAAGGGGTGACCAGCATAAAACACCCTATCGTGCTCGATTAGCTCAGTTGGTAGAGCAGCGCATTCGTAACGCGCAGGTCGGCAGTTCGAACCTGCCATCAAGCCCCATTACCCAATGAAGCGATAATAGAAAGGAGATGAAACTTATGGAACAGGCAATTATCAATGTCGAAGGTACAACTACCATTGAAACCGCTGCAGCAGCCAAAAAGCTGATTGGGATGCTTGGCAATCAGAACGTCCGCGCCATCTCGGTCAATCGTGTGAACGATAAGAGCGATGAGGTCATTGTCGAACTTGATTTCGTGCCCGGCTTGGCACCGCATCTGCACGGCTTTACACTTCAGGTTAATGGCTTGACTTGCGGTTATGCTGGTACTGGTCCTTCCAATCTGTATGAAGTCCTGCAGGCGGCTGGCGTGAGTGAAGCTCAGGTAGCACGCGAGGACATCACTCAGAAGAGCACAAAAACCATTCCTCTGCGCCTGGAACGCGCCGTGACTCAGTACGGCGACTTCCAGTTTGCGTAACGTTATTTGGCGGGCTTGACCCGCCATCATGGAGGGATAGCTTAGCTGGATAAAGCACCTGCCGCAAAGCAGGGTATCGATGGTTCGAGGCCATCTCCCTTCTCCATCCAGACACCCTTTCGCTTCCTTTCGCCAAAGGTATCTGGGGTATTGTACTGCATTGCGTGTAGTACGGCCAATCAGGCGCGGAACTCCGAAACCATACCACGAAGAATTTTATCCTCTCCGCGCAGCATGGACATGCGATTTTACGGGGATAAATTCAAACCGAAATTGTGTCGAGTGGCGAAGACGGTTGCGACACTGGCGAAGCACATATCTGCTTCGTCAACCATCCATGAGAAAGCCTCCACGTGGCAGATGGTGGGCAACGCAGCAAAGCTGCGGCTGATTTCTTTCAAACCGGTATCTGAATAAATGCAGATAAATAGACGAAAAAATCAAAAAAGCAAAGGAGTACACAGCATGAGTAATCAGAAAATCATCAAAGCAATCGCAGGGATTGCAGCAGCCGGTATGATGGCAACTTGTCTGCCTGTCGCAGCATTCGCAGCCACCGGCGACACCTATCATTTCTCTTTCAGCAACGGTTCTTCCCAGGACCTGGCTCCGGGCGGCTCTATGACGTTCCCGGCAAGCCAGTATGACTACGGTTACTGGATTACCCTGCAGGGCCACGGCGGCTACACCTACAACTACTATCCCGGCGACACTCTGCCGTACGATGCAGTTGACCAGTGGTTCACCGCTGACGGCATCACTTCCTGCTATGCGGCCGAAGGTAATCCGCGTTCCATCACCATCAACTATCAGATTGACGGCAACACTGTGCTGACCGAAACTGACACTGCCACTTTCCCCGGCAGCGTTGATGGTCAGAGCGTTGAAGCCTGGACCACGGATTCCGGTGATACTTACACCGCATCCAGCAAGAGCCTGAACCATGACCGCCTGTTCTACTACCTGGGCGATGACATTCACGACAATGTCCTGACCCTGAAAGCCACTACTGCATCCACTCCCGATGACGGCAAGGATGACAACAAGGGCGATGACAAGGGCGATGTCACCAACCCCGACGATAAGGGCGACAACAAGGGCGACAATACCGGCGACAGCGGCACCACCACTCCCGATGACAAGGGCGACGTAGTGGCCCCCGATAAGAACAACACCGGTAAGGACAACACTTCTACCGGCTCCAACAAGGGCAACGGTACTACCACCACTACTCCGACCGCTCCTCGCAAGAACGTTGAAGTCTCTGAGCACGGTGAAATTGCCGCCGCTATTGCCAATGGCACCTGGGGCAATGAGTACACCGTCTGCACCAGCTGTGGCTATCACAACTGGACCCGCAAGGGTAACGTTTACGTCTGTGACCATTGTGGTCACGAAGTTCTGACTGTCAAGGGCGCTGATGGCGTCAAGGGTTATGCTGGCACTCTGGCTGGCAACGAGCCCCAGTACGCTTCTACCTCTGAAGCTCAGGCTGCTGCCGAAAAGCGTGAAGCCGCTTATGCCGCTTCCATCGCTGCTCTGCAGGCACAGGTTGCCGCTCGTGAAGCTGCTTATGCCGCTTCCCTGGGCATCCACTAATTTGCCATCCTCTAACTAACGGTAATCGATAGTTTTTTCTCCTTGCTGTGGGGCGGGATTTCGGTCCCGCCCCATCCTTTTATGGTCAGATGTCCGAGTGGTTTAAGGAACTGGTCTTGAAAACCAGCGACGCCGCAAACGTCCGTGGGTTCGAATCCCACTCTGACCGCCATGTTTGCCGGGACTTCCCGGCTTTTTTGTTTTTGTGAGCAATACAAGGCAACAGATTGCTATATCGAATAGGGTTATAATTGAGAGCCAGAAAACCTGCAGGCTTGCCTGTGGGATGAATGGCTCTTTTTGATTTTTTGTAAAATATTCGTTGAGCAGTTTGACTGACGGCACAGAATACATACATAATATATGTATGAGGTGATATAGTTGGCAAAAAAATCAAGCGTACAAGTGAACATTACGATTCCTTTAGAGTGGAAGCAGTCTGACATCGAGATGGTTGCCAAAGCCAGAGCTTGGGCTGTTAAGGCTCATGCCGGGCAAAAAGACAAGGCTGGGAAGGACTACTTCAAAGCGCACGTTACGGTTGTAGCAGAAGGCGTAAAAGGTGACCCAATAGCCGAGGCTGTGGCATTTCTGCATGATACGGTCGAAGATACGTCCGTCACAATAGAAGACATCAGAACGGGGTTTCCAAAAGAGGTTGCTGACGCTGTTAGTACGTTGACCCATAGCAAGGGTATATCGTATGCTGAATATCTTTGGTATATTCAGCAAAATTCGATTGCTGTCAAAGTAAAGCTCTCGGACCTGCGCAGCAATATGGACTTAACCAGGCTCCCTCACACTCCAACTGAAAGGGACTTGGAAAGAACCAGAAAATACAAGCGGGCATATACGATACTGTCATCGAGAGAAGGCATAAGCGCAGTTAATCCGTATGCACTGTACGACTACTTGCTGGCAAACAACTGGAGCGTCAAAAGGAAAAGCACGAGGACTCCCGTTCTGGAAACAACGAATGGTTCTGCTGAAATCAAGGTGCCCATCGACCTGGCTTTGGCTGACTATGAGTCCAGGATGGCTGAGGCTTTAAGCGAATTGTGTTCGTGTGAGGGCATACCGTTCTCGAATGCAATAGCGCAGATTGCTGTTTGGAGACCGGTCAAACAATGAGCATGGGCCTGCTATTATTTTTATGAAAAGCCTTGACTTTGTATTTTACACATTGTATAATATAGACACTGAATTTGATGAAAGGAAAATTGCACGATGTTTGCTGCTATGATGAACAAACAGAATAAATTGCAAAAGCTGTGGAGCAATTGGAATCTCTTCGGCTGTTTTGTGTTGTCTGTTTGTGCAAATCATAGTGCAGTGATGGTTGAATAAAATCATCCAAGTATCGGTTGTTTTCCATACTCTGCACGATATGAGCACCTGTCAGACGCACAACGCCTGATGGGTGCTTTTTTGATGCAGAAAATCAGAATCAGGTCACTCTAATGCCGCTGGAGTGAATTCCAGCCAGGCTTATTAAAGTGTATGCTATTATACATAATGTATATTCGAGGATTCGCCAAACGGTAAGGCATCAGGCTTTGACCCTGACAACGGTTGTTCGACTCGACCATTCTCGGCCAACGCTCACTTTCATGCGCATCGGAAGTGAGATTCTTCAAAGCTGTGTTCCCATAAGCAAGGCACGGAAGATGCGCGACAAGTGCTCGTAACTCAATCGGTAGAGTACCCGACTTTTAATCGGGGTGTTCGGGATTCGATTTCCCGCGAGCGCACCATGCCCGGCAGAGCATTATCTGCCACTTTTGTGGGTGTATAGCTCAGTAGGCAGAGCGGCGGACCGTTAATCCGTTTGTCGCAGGTTCAAATCCTGCTACGCCCGCCATAAGCTCCTCTGGTGAAATTGGCAGACACAGTGCGTTCAAACCGCACCGTTTTGAGGGTTCGAATCCCTCGGGGAGTACCATGTCCGGCAGTACAACAACTGCCATTTATGGGTTGTTAGCTCAGTTGGCAGAGCAACAGACCGTTAATCCGTGGGCCGCAGGTTCGAATCCTGCACAACCCGCCATATGCTCCAGTGGCGAAACTGGCAAACGCGGCGGCTTTAAGTCCCGTTTTACTCTGGGTTCGACTTCCAGCTGGAGTATCTATATAGGGGTGTAGCTCAAGTGGTAGAGCAGCGGTCTCCAAAACCGCTTGTTGCATGTTCGAGTCGTGTTACCCCTGCCACAATAAGAAAAGCCGTCCTCACATAAGAGGCGGCTTTTTGTTTTGGAGAGTATACAGACCAAAAAACTAAACCACAAGTTGATTGCGAACTTGCGAAAACATGGTATAATAATATCAGAACGAAACGAAAGGAGATACCCCAAAATGCTGTGCAACACTGTTAATGTCATGTCGTATGAGTATAGTTACGAATATTCTGAGTTCATGTCCTTTGAACGCAGTTTTATTTCTCATACTCCTCGACAGGCAAAAACAGACCATGTACAGATGCGGTGCGTCTTCTAAGCGATAACTGCATGTCATAGCTGCTTGTCGAGATTTCGGCAGGCAGCTTTTTTGTTGCCTGCAATACAGAAAGGCAGCAAGAAAAATGAACGTTCCTACTATTGATATTCAGAAAACTGGTGCCAACATTAAGACACTGCGAAAGGCAGCAGGTATCAAGGTGAAAGATGTGGCAGATACACTCGGCGTATCCACGCAGGCAGTTGCCAAATGGCAAGCTGGAACAGCACTCCCCACCATCGACAACCTTGTGATATTGGCAGCGATGCTGGATACCAAGATAGATGACATCTTAGTCATCGCATAAACCCTCGCCGCAGGATTGCGGCTATATATGGCCCGTTGGACGAATTGGTAGAGTTGCCGCCCTTTCACGGCGGAGGTTATTGTGGGTTCGAAACCCACACGGGTCACCATGCTTCTGTAGCTCAGTTGGTAGAGCAGCGGTCTGAAGAGCCGCGTGCAGCTGGTTCGACTCCAGCCGGAAGCACCATCGAGGTTTTATACCTCATTCTATGTGTCGGTATGCAAGAGGTTAAAGCAAACGGTCTGTAAAACCGCTCCGTTACGGTTCACTGGTTCGAATCCAGTCCGACACACCATAAGGCCCCTTCGACAAGTTGGTCCAAGTCGCCAGCCTCTCAAGCTGGAGTCGGCAGTTCGAGTCTGCCAGGGGTCATACAAGCACCTATGTCAAAAAGGTGCATTATGCAGAGGTCGCCTAACGGTAGGGCAGCAGCTTGCTAAGCTGCCGTCGCGGAAATCGCGGCATGTGAGTTCGAATCTCACCCTCTGCGCCATCTGCTTGCTTGTTCGAGTGGTTGATGAAATCGGTCCAGAAAACCGACGATGGGAGACTGTCCGAAGGTTCGAATCCTTCAGCAAGCGCCACTGCCCTCATTCTGTGCGGTATCCGTGCAGGTGAGGGCTTTTTCTTTTGCTTTTCGCTTCGAATTTCGGACTCAAATGGCGTTAATGGTCGGATATTCTTGATTATACATGCCTTTGCTGTATGGCAAATAGCTCCAAACAGTATTGGTTTTTACACCCAATTCTTCTGCGATTTCAGGAACTGACATACCGTTCGCACGCAGCTTCCCGATTTTTTCTGATGTTTCATCTGACCAGGCCCCGGCCGTAATCAGTATTTTGCGCACTTTCTGCAATGAAATGCCTGCACGTTTGGCAATGGTTCTTCTAGGTATACCTTGCTCATGGAGCCGGAGAACCGTCTGCATTGTCGCGTCCATCTTATCAGTACCTCGCCGTTATCGATTTTTGTATTGCCCTAATTGTTGTACTTTAATCATACAGCAAAGCAACAAAATTGTCCAGAAAGCAAAAGTGCCTTCATTTGCCACTGATTCATCCGTTCGGAACGATATCGAAAATACCTTGATATTATTCCGATGCAATATTCCGATAAGCCGACTTTGTTCCGCAAATTGTGGATTGGATTCCTACCAAAGTTTGAGAGCAGAATGTTTCATCTATAGCTGCAAGGCTTTGATGAGGAAGTTCACGGAATCGGTCCTTGACACCTCCCACGATTGAAATCGTGGGATTCCCCGGCCTTCGTTTGGTAAATCTAACGGCAGGATACTGCTCAAAGGTACAAATCCTTCAGCAAACGTCACAATCTCCAAAGTCAGCGATTGTTCGTAAATTTATGGGGGACTGCTTTCTTGTTTAGCACCACAATTTGTGATATAATAGCGAAAGAAAACAATGAATAATGGAGTGCCATAAAATGCAGAAATACGATTTCATCAAGAAGCAATATACGGCGTACACCCCACCTCAGAACGGGCATTGCGACATCATGGTTCATGCCAACGAAGAACTCAATTGTGCTGCGTGCGGACGTACCATCAACGAGCACAACGCATATACGTCTGCGGCCATCCAGAACGATATTGGCATTGGCTATCTGATTTGCAAAAGCTGCTATGAGCACGAGCTCGAAATCAGAAAAGCTGTAAAATAAGGGTCCAGCCGCCTCCATAAGGAGGCGGCTTTTTTGCTTGTAAAAATATGTATAAACTGTTACCATTTAGCGCTTTCCGTTGTGAGAAATTGCGAATCGCGGTATAATGAAAAAGTAAAAAGTGAAAGGATTTTTGCCGTATGTACATTGATTTCACGAGCAAGCAGTACTTCTTCATTCTGCACGCTCTTGCTGTTATGATAACGTTTTATAGCAACGATTTTTCCTCTATCTGCAAAGAGGTTGGAGAGGCTTATGGAGCAAGCGAAGCAGACATTTCAAGTGCTTGTGCTGCTCTGACAGCTGTGAACGTAACGGCTCCTGTTAAAGACTCTTCTAACAAGTGCAGCGCTATCTTGGAAGACATGCTGCATCATGCACGGGAACTGCCGGGAAAGGACGCTCCATATAAATACAGTGTTAGCTTAGATGTCTCTTCCTGGAAAGCCGTTGCCGATGCGCTGGATACATACTCTCGTGTTTTGATGGGTCAATTTGGCGTCATCTATGAAGCACTTGATATTTCTGGTAACGATGAGCAGCACTTCCAGGCGTATCATGATGCACGCTGGAATGGAGTAGGTATCATTGAAACCCGAGACCTTCTGATTCCACAGCTTAAAAAGATTGGCGTTGGCTGGAACGGAAACTTTGGTATTTCCAATTCAGGACTCGCTTATAACAGCAAACTGGCATATGAGATTCTCAAGACCATTCGATACGCGACAGAGAAACGAGATAGCTCCGTTCTGAAAGTCACAGACGAGCCATTGCCGCGTGCTGAAGGTTCTTTCCAAATTAGAGCACTGTAATTAGATTGGAGGCTTCCAGGGTGGGCGACCACATCATTTCTTTCTTAGACATCTGCGCCATGCACGGTCAGTCGGTTTTGGCAAAAGCACCGTCCATTCCGGCTATCGATAATAAAACTGTGTATTGTACCGGCGCTCACAAGCACGGAGAGGACCGCTGCATTGTCCTTGACGGCGAGGAGTACAGCCAGATTCTTTTTGCTGACGGAACAATAAAACTGTATTGGCAGTGAGGTATCGTTGTGGACAATATAATTGTGAACAGCGCTCTTTGGTATGCCGAGCAGAGCAGTCAGTTTCTTTTGAATTCTGGGGCCAACAAGCTGCTGGATAAGGGCTATGACTATTATGTGAAAGAATTTATTCCGCTTGGGCACCGCCTTATCCAAAACGGTCAGATTGCCGCCGATGCGATGGATGGGGAACTTGCCGCACAATTTTCGATGGCATACGTCGCAAACTATTGGCGTGCAGCAAAAACCGTGTACAATTTCGCTTCGGAATTTCTCAGAACATTGGCAGAGACTGAGGACGCACCGATTTATTCCGATATTATGATGCGGCTGCCATATAGGGATTTTGTCGTCAATAACCCACGACTAAAGTCGCGGGCTTGCATCAGCGAGTCTACGCTTTAGAAGTGTCCGAAAGGATATGTTGACTACCCTAAGTGCTTCGAGCACTCCGTTATAAGCGAATAGATAGTTACCGTGCGGCGTTAATCCTAACTGCACGCTCTAAGACAACACATCACGTAAAGCTGAGGCAAAGCCGACAGGTGTGGTTGTATCAAACCGCTTATGACCTTGGGGAAGGATTTTTACCCTCTTCGGAGGAGTGAGCAGCTTCCTTTTAGCTGCAATTTTATCGAAAGGAGCATAGCATCATGCAATATGCGTATGTACTTAACAAGCGCGGCGAGCCCTTGATGCCTTGCTCACCCGGAAAGGCTCGCATCTTGTTGAAACAGCAAAAAGCTTGCGTTGTAAAACGCACGCCGTTCACCATCAAACTCCTGCATGGAAGTGCGGGATACAAACAGCCTATCACTCTTGGTGTAGATGCGGGCAGCAAGCATGTTGGCTTGTCTGCATCTACAGAGAAGCGCGAACTCTACAGTGAGGAGTTCACTCCTCGCAACGATGTAGTAGAATTGCTATCTACGCGCAGACAGAACCGCCGTTCAAGGCGAAATCGCAAAACTCGTTACCGTGCGCCAAGATTCAATAACCGTGTACACAGCAAACATAAGGGTTGGCTTGCACCTTCGGTAGAAGTAAAAATCCAAGAGCACATTACTGTTATCAAGCGCATCTGTCGAATTTTGCCTATCACTCTTGTAAGAGTAGAAACTGCAGAGTTTGACACGCAACGCTTAAAAGCAATGCTTGCCGGAAAGCCTCTGCCGGTAGGAACCGACTACCAACTCGGTGAGATGTACGACGAATACAATGTTCGCCAGTATGTTTTGAAGCGTGATAACTATACATGCCAATGCTGTGGTGCTCATACCACCGCAAAGAAAACCGTCAAGCTGCATGTACATCACCTTGAAAGCCGCAAGGTGGGCGGTAATGCACCAAGCAACCTTATCACTTTGTGTACCACTTGTCACAACAACCTCCATAAAGGGAAGATAACACTTGACGGCAAAAAACGTGGTAAAACGCTTCGCGATGCGGCTTTTATGGGTATCATGCGTAACACACTACTGACACGCCTACGCAACGAACTTAATATTCCAGTACAAAACACATATGGCTATATAACCAAGTTGTTACGTGAACAAAACGACATCAAGAAAAGCCATGTTAACGATGCCCGTTGTATTAGCAAGCATCCACTAGCTAAACCTTGCAGTGTTTGTTACCGCACGAAGGCAATTCGACACCACAATCGGCAAATCCATAAAGCGAAAATCTTGAAAGGTGGAATTCGAAAAGCAAATCAAGCGCCCTATATCGTTAAAGGATTTCGCCTCTGGGACAAGGTGCTCTATAACGAGCAGGAATGTTTTATTTCAGGACGCAGGTCATCGGGATATTTCGCTTTAAGAAAATTCGATGGTACAACCATTACGAATAGCATTTCATTTAAAAAACTGCGACTATTAGAGCCTGCAACAAACTATTTAATCGAAAGGAAGTGAATGGGCAAATCCTCCCACGACTGAAGTCGCGGGTATCCTTGCCATGATTGATGATGCCCCTGAAAAACACAAATCTAAGGGCTGGACCAACGCGATGCCAAAAAACAAACGAAGCTAAAAAAGCCACTTGCACAAATGTGCGAACCGCCTAAAATAATAATTGCATAACAGATACCATCACTTACCTCCTAATTGAACATTAAATTAACAATCTGTCATGCACAAGTAAGCAGACTCTCTTTTGAGGGCCTGCTTCTTTTTTTGTATGTATTGATTAGAAACAAAAATATTTCAGAAAGGATGAATACTATGACCACAAATACCAAGAACAGTTTTACCAGGTTCGCGGCTGCCGCAAAAGATTGCTTCTATGTGAATTCTTTTCGCGCAGACTTAGTTCAGTGCGACAGGGCCTTGAAAATGGACGGCGAGATGCACGTCGAAGCGGAATGCTGGATGAACATTTTGGATGCCCTGGACGATAACGACATCAAGATGTATGTCGATAACGAATACCGTCCCGGACTTCTGAACCCGTTCCATAAATGGTGACGCTCCAAAAACAAGTCAATAACCCACGACTAAAGTCGCAGGCTTGCTCCGGCAAGTCTGCACTTTAGAAGTGTCCGTAAGGATATGTTGACTACCATAAGTGCTTCGAGCACTCCGTTATAAGCGAATAGATAGTTACCGTGTGGCGTTAATCCTAACTGCACGCTCTAAGACAACACATCACGTAAAGCTGAGGCAAAGCCGACAGGTGTGGCTGTATTAAACCGTTTATGACCTTGGGGAAGGATTTTTACCCTCTTCGGAGGAGTGAGCAGCTTCTTTTTAGCTGCCAGAGCGCCTCTATTCGTAGTGGTGCTTTCATAGTCGCTATGGTCTTTGTTGCCATACAAAATATATTTTATTTTCAAAGAAAGGAATTGCCCTGATTGATGAGACGAACAATGGTCGTAAGCGTATTTGCGGGCTGCGGAAAAACATGGCTCGCGAATCACCAAAACAAATATGGCTATTCAATGCGGGATAGTGATAGTTCTACTTATGAAAAAACTGCCGGATGGGAAAAAGAATACATAAATAGCTTCATGAAAGAGGCAAAATCAGGAAAATATGATTTTATCTTCGTTTGCCAAACGGAATCCGTCATAGACGAAATGGATAGGCAGAAGATTCCCTATGTAATTGTCGAACCTGACAATATCGTATGGAATGAACAAGAATCCAAAGAGCGAGCAAAGGAAAGACAAATCATTAAGCAGCAATGGTTCGGCAGGTTTATACTTCGAGATAATTCCCATATCAAAAATTTTTCAAAGTGGCTGAACCACATGAAAGATATTTACGATGAACGAACGGGACTTGGTTTCATCGTAAAGCATAATCCGGTATCGTTTTTCGTCTTAAAGCAAAACCAGTACCTTTCGGATATCATCGATGACCTGTACTGGAAAAAGCAGCATTGTGATGCATACATAGTTTAAGAAATGGTGGTCTTATAAAAGATGACCTTACACTGGCAGACAGAAGTTGGACATGCAGTGGCTGCGGTACAACACATAACCGCGACCACAATGCCGCTATAAACATACGTAATGTTGGATTGTTGGGATTATATCCCGCATAAATCCAATTTCCTCACTCCCGCTATGCCGCCCGCAACAGCGGTGAAAGCTCATAGATACTTGGTCGCACGGACGGAACCGTGCTGTAAAAATCCATTGAGTGAGAATTATTGGAATCCTGCGGGATTTTAAGCCCCTCCTTCAGGTGGAGGTTGTTGACATATGAATAAAGCCCTTGAAATTAACTCGAATAAAGCCGTTCTTCTCAGCATCAAGAAGCAATGGCTTGAAAAAATTCTGAGCGGAGAAAAGACTATTGAGGTCCGAAAAACTATGCCGTGGGAAATTAGCTATCCTTTTGTAGTATTTTGCTACGAAACCAAAGCTAACGGTGGTGCTGGAAAAGTGACTGCCGCATTTGTTTGCCGTGACATCAATACACTCGATTGCCTGCGTGAGCTTCCGGCATATGCTATTGGCACGGAAGTGACCGAAAAGACCGCTCAATTCGTGAAGGACAGCTGCCTTACCGCAAATGAGCTGATTGCATACGGCAATAAGTCCGGCACTCTTTATTGCTGGAACGTTTCTGACGTCCAATCTATGGATATGTCGCTGCGAGAGCTCGGCGTTAAGCGAGCACCACAGTCCTGGATGTATCTGCGGATTCCTGATAACAAGACGTTTTGAACGATGTCTGTTTGGGCTGGCTACGTGTACAAGCCAAACAAAATATCAACCACACGATAAAAACACACTCGAATGAATGATTCATCGTGCGAACAACGCAGACTCTCGATTCTTGAGGGCCTGCTATTTTTTTATTTCAGGAGGAAACATCAATGATTCTTTATCATATCATGGCAGACACCGGATGCCTGCCGGACGATGTTGTTCCGCAGATACCAACGAATCGGATGAAAGGGGAGGACCAGGAAATCCCAAGAATTTGTCTTGGGCATACCCTTGACGACTGCCTGACCAGCATCGGCATTGCGCATTTTGTCTCAAAATTCCTGCTCGCTGAGCTGCGTCAGAACAAAAAATACTCTAAGGACATGCCGTTACCGTTCATTGTCCGAATGTACAACATCAAGGACGAAGACCCGAATCTCTTGACCGAGGAAGAAACACAGAAATATGTGGCGGATTCTGTCGTGACCAGTGAATGCTGGCTCACAAGATACGAGAAACCCGTCAAAATCCAGAAACTTTGGCTTGTGGGTGGTGAAGTTGTTCTTTGGCCCTATATCGTTGACGGCGTCGTGTTGGATTCATTGCCGGACCCGAAATTCCAGAACCAAATCAAGGATATCACTCAGAAATGGCTCAATGAAGCCTAAAAAGAAGAACCTTAAAAACTCTTGCACATCCTTGCGAATTCCATAGTATTAAAGTTGTACGACAGATAACATCTACTTTGCACACCGCGTGCTCGTACAATTCATAATTCTGTTCTCATTCAAGGCAGACTCATCTTCATGATGGGCCTGCCTTTTTTTGTTTACAGAAAAAGGAGGAATTCAAAACAAACCACAAATCTCAAATCACAATCTTCCGCTACAAGGAAAAGACACAAAAAAGGAGTCACAAAATGATAGTCGAAAAGAATAATAACAGCATTTTTCGGAACAAGCATGTCCTGGTTGTCGTCGCGGTGATGTGTATTTTTACCATCATCGCCTGCATGGGTTTTATGCTTTCTGTTCCTGCACACGCAGAGGAAAACATAGCTTCCAAAACCGAACCTATCGCTTTTTCCACTCCCATTGAAACGGTGAATGAGCTCGATAAAGCGTTCCCGATAACGGAAACTTCCGAAGAAGCACAGGAGGAGATTACAACTGCTGAGGTCAAATCTTCCGATGCTGCAGAACCGGAACCACAAATTGAGACCGCAGAAGCTGCCATCGAAGAAACCGAACCGAAACCCGAAACAATTCCAGATAATCTCAACGACAATGAGCTTGAAATCTACACAGCTCTGCGGTCCGCTGGTCTTTCCAAGGCCGGTACTGCCGCAGTGATGGGCTGCATGTCGATGGAAAGCGGTCTTAAAGCCTCGGCCGAAAACTCTTCGGATGGCGGCTATGGACTCCTGCAATGGACTTATAGCCGAAAGACAGACCTTTTCAACTGGTGTTATGGCAATGGCTATGACCCCAACACCGTTACGGGACAGGTGATGTTCTTCGTGTATGAGCTCAATAGCACATACAGCAAGGCCGCCAAATACTCGTATCCGGTGTACGAAACTCTTACTACAAGTGACAGCCTGGAAGATTGCCTTTCGATGTTCTTTTCCCATATGGAAGCAGGAACCAACGTGATAATCTCTTCCCGCAAAGTCTATGCAGGAGGGCTGACCACGTTAGACCTGTACCGCAAACGCTTAACTGCCGCTTACAAATACTTCATTTGAATTAGGAGAAAATCACAATGAAAACAACTGTTTATCTGTCCCGAAAACTCTTGAACCAGTTAAAGGTAAAAGAAACCGAAAGCAAAGACCTTATGCTAACCCATAACCTACAACCTACACGACATCATCATCAACGGTAAGCGTGTTGGCTGCTCTGGCCACATTCAGAACGTTCTCAACAATAAGTGCGTTTACGTCAGCACTGAAAAGAGTTGCTATCAGCCCTTGTCTGACAAGAACCTGGTTCGCTATGCCGCCAGTATGAAAGATTACTCCTCTGTATCGCTCGGTGCAAAAGGACGTAATCAGTTCGTGACCAATGATGAGTTGGTTGGAAAAATCATTGATATGCTCCGATAAGGGCATAAACAGAAAGAGAAAAAGCTTATGAAAACCGGCATCAAGAGTCAGATAGTAATAGTATCTGCTGTGGCAGCTGTTCTGCTCATTGTTATGAGCGTCTGTGCAATTGCGGAGAGCATTACCTTTGAGAAGGTTGCTGCTCTCGCTGCAAGCGCACTTGCCTTGAACAAATGCTGCGGCATCCTGTTAAACTAAGGAGAAAAAATCATGAAGAATAAATACAAAGTTGTTGCCTTGGTTCCTTTGGAGTTCTCTGTTGAGGGAAACTCCGATTCCAAAGAGGCAATCGAATCCGTCAAAAACATTTTCGAAGCGTGTCGGGATGATAACGACTGCGCGGACATCGTTTTTAATGGCATCGAAGAGTCACTTCGTCACGACAGTATCGAGTACAAAGTTGAAGCCGCCCAGCCTGAACCTGAGGTGAAGGCAAATTCCGATATCCGTTCTGTTGCCTCCGATATCTGCGACGTCTTCGAAAACTATCTCGACGAAAACGGTGTCTATATTGTGTGTGACGATGCAGACGAGGAGCAAGACCGAAAAGCAAACGAAAGCGGCGCGATGTTGTATGGCATGGAATATTGGCATCTTGTCGAAGATGTCGAGTTCCGTGTGAATCATATAAATGCACAATACAAGCTGTTCACCGTCTTTGATATTATGGAGGTATTTGATAAACTTCTCATTTCCAAAAAGCTTGGTGACTTTGTACCGAGCGGCGAAAATCGTTACCGTTTGTATGCAAAAATCCTGAGCTGTCTGCGTTCTATCAGGGAGAAATTGTAATGAAAGGCTGGAACAGTTCTAAGCACCCCATTCTCACCGCAAACCAGATGCCTGCGCCGATTCATTGGAACCCAATGAACGAGGATTGGAAAATGCGGCTTACCAAAAGCCAGATTTACAACACCTCTTCTGGTTTCGATACTCAAACGCTCGATGCTATGAAGAAGCTGCATGACAAAATCCTCACATTTGGCGGGGATGAAGTCTGCATGACGGAATTTGACGAAGACGCCCCAAAAATCCTCAAACGCGGCCGGTTCTTTTATGGCAGCAGCTATATGAGGAAAGGCCAGGATTGCCAGTGCCATTACAATTCTGCACGGCTTTGGTATAAAAACAAAGACCAGTGCTTTATTGCAACGGGCTATGCTCTTTCCGAAGACGGGCTCTGGCGCTGTCATTCCTGGGTCGTTCAGCCAATGGCACGCACCGTTCGCGTGTGGGAAACCACCGTCAAGCGTGTTGCCTATTTCGGCGTGGTTTTGACCAGCGAGGAATGCGAAGACTTTGTCGAGAACAACACATAACAATTGGGGAGGTTACCCAACATGGGTGAACAACTACATTTCAGTATGGATGGTGAGTTCCTCACCGCCATTGCACGTGACTGGTTCTGGAACATGGACAAGCCGTATAAAAAGTGTGAGGAGCTGCTGCTCTCCTGCATGATGGGTGGCAACGAGGAAGAAAAAAGGCATGTTTGCCAGGACATTATCGAAGGCCGGAAAAAACTTGTTGGTGTCAATGAGTTTGAACTTGTCGATGACAATGTTCATGTTCGTTCCCTCGGGCAGAAGGTTGAGGAGCTTCAACACAAGATGCTGGTCAGTCAGATTCGTGAGGATATGATTGTGCATCCACTCAAGTACATCGACCGTTTCGCTATGTCATTCGATTATGATACGCTTTGTAAGGATGTAGAGCGTCATTATATCGATTATAGCTATGACAGCATCAAGGACTATGTTATTGGCGATGCGGGTTACCCCGATGCCTTTAACAATGGTGCGTGGCTGCTCAACCGTCCTGACCTTGTGGCAGAATTCAACGGCGAACCGCTTCCTGAGCAGGAATCCAACCCGGAATTCTACAAAACCGATTTTTGGACCAAGCTTGCCTCTTGGATTGAAGCAAACATGAAAGGCACATCCGTTGAACGCCGTCAGCGACTGTACAACAGCTATATCAGTGATAGACCCATTCAGCATCAGCTGACCGAATATGGTCTGATTGCTCCCGATGGCACCTGGTATGCCTGCGAGTTTGGCGAGCACGCTGCCCTGGCTGGCCGCATCATCATGCGCAATCGAGAAACGTTTGGTCTTTCTGACCATGAAGTTCTCAATATGGCGTATGACTGGAGCGGCAAGGGTCTCGATTTCCTATATAAACGCGGTTGGATTGCCATTCGTAATCCTTCGATGGGCAATACATTCCTCGATATGGATGAGACCAAAACCGCAACAAAAGCTCAAGTAAATACCATTTTTGACTATATTTCTAAATTTAACCGCTATGACATGAATGTTTCCAAGGTCATGGCTGACTAAAAAAGGAGATTTTTATTATGACTTCCAATATGACTATGACCGCTATTTCCATCTGTAATTTTCTGAAACTCATCGTGAAAAGCACGGTTGAGCATTACACCGAGGATTTCAAGCTGGACATAAAGATTTTTAAGCGCTATGCAAAAGAAGCGCAGGAAACTGGAAAGCCCGTATCGATGCTCTGGTTCTGCCGCTCTTGTGGAACGTATCTCTGCCCTGAGGAAGATGCGTACAAGAAAGATACTCCCATGTTCATCACGTTCAAATACTATGATGAGCAGGAAGAGGAAGAAGCCCGGACCATTAAGGCTTTTCTGGTCACTGTGACAGGGATGGAAGGACAAAAGCCAGTTGGCTATATCACTCCCATCAACTATGCGGATGAATGTGACCGCATTCGCCGTTACGCAGTACCTGCCGAAAAGGTCGAGCTTGTCTATGATAAAGGTTCCCTTGTCCAGAACAATGGCAACTATACGATTCTGAAGCATCCCAAGCTTGGTACACTTCAGAAAACGAAATTCTTGGCTGATGACCCTGACGCGCTTGATTATGCGCTGCATATGGCTCGCAATGAGAGAAAGGCAGGGTGACAGCCATGAAAACGATGGTTACATTGACTCACGAAGAAGCCCAAAGCTATTTGGCGTACGCTCTGATTTGCGAAACGATGGAAGGAGCCTTTTGGAATTCCGGACGCCGTCGCAGACTATACAGCAAGACGTTTACCGAAGCCGAACAGAGGCAGATTCCCCGCATCAAAGCCACTGCTCACAAATGGTGTTTGGTTACTGGCGTTCCTGAAAAGGTACGCATGAGATACAGCACCTATTTGCTGTGGCAGAAACTCGCGATGTTCTGCGCTGAAATTTAATTTTTCATTACCGCTGCCCATTTGGGTGGCGGTTTTTTGTTGCGGATTTATGCGAACGGCCTATAATCAAAAATGTACGATAGATAACAGTTATCGAAAAGGCACCCTGCCCTTCGCACACTTAACAATGCGCTTTAGGCGAACTTCCCATTTGGGTGGTTCGCCTTTTTGCGTATAAAAGAAAGGAAGTAATCAAAATGAATGAGTACGAAGCAACAATACAAATCAACCCAACCGACGATATCAAGTTCATACTTGAGGAGCCCGGCTGCTATGAGTCTGAAATTGAAATGATGAAGGCCGGTGGCACCTATGATGCGTTTGTCAAGCGTGTCTATGATGCCATCGACTGGTCTCATCTGTTTGAGCGTATTGCTCAGATGGAAAACGAAGCCATCACGGCAGCTATCGACAAATTGTCTGATAGCATGATTTGATTGTTAGGAGGTAAATACTATGTACATTCTCATTAAAAACCAGGAAGGCGAAAACATGAATCTGCTTTCCCAGAACACCGATTTCAACGCCCTGCTGGCAGCCATGAAAGCTGACATTGAGGCAGAATACGAAAAGGCAACAGGCTCTGCGATTAACCTGGATGAAGATTCCGGCAGCGATTATGAAGTCGGTATCAACGTTGAGGACAGTGCTGCTGAAGGCTTCTGCCTCGCATCCGGGTATATGTACGGCGCAGACAGCAATTTTGACTGGGGTATTTTCAAAGTAAAGTCTCAGAAAAGCAATACCGCAGCAAAACCCTACATTAGCCTGGATATGAACAAGTTCTTTCGGCAGAAAATGCTGCTGATTGACCTCTCGGCGAAAGTAAAGGACCTCGGCTATGACCATCTGGCCGATGAACTTTGGGGCGCAGTCGGTGTCTTCGATGCTGTACAGGATGCAGCTGAAGAAGACGGTGCTTTCACATCTCCGGAAGCAGATGAAGAAACTGGTCTGTTCCTTGACGATTTTTATAACGACGTTCTGGAAAAGATTCTGAACGCCGACAAGAAAAAGGAGGAAAAGTAAGCCATGAGACTCTACATCCAAGGCGAACACGGTAAGCTCCTAACTTTCACCCCGGAAGAAATCAAGGAAAAGCTCGGTATTCCATTCGATATCGCTGCTCTTGGCATCGAGGTAGATGATGGCGACACCACCATCAGGGCTCAGTCATACCCCAAATGGGATTATCAGAACGGGAACCCGCCCATTGACCTCTGTGTCAATGAAATGCAGGTTGGCTCACTGGCTATGCCGACGCCCAACATTCCGGCTCCCGTCATTTATCTTTATGATGAACAGGGGCAGGATGAATTGGATTGGTTTGCATGTACCAGCTTTGCACCCCGTGCATCTGGTGACGAAAGTTCTCACGTCGTCTTCTGTGACATGAGTTTTAGCAATGCGTTTGCTACCACAGACGTTTTTGTGAATCCGCGCAAGGGAATTCCTTTCGTGCAGTGTTCCACTGAGAATCAACTTTCTGATTTCAGGAAAGCTGATTCCCATGAATAATATCTGACTCGTATCTTTGCGGTCGTTCCTTTTGGAGCGGCCGCTTTTTTGTTTTTTAGTTTTGTTGCACAAATGTGCGACTCTCATAAAATGAAAATCAGGGAGGTGCTGTTTTGAAAATTCAGAGAATCATGCCTGCAACTACTCATTCCATGAAAGACGCATTACCGCTTGGGACTATCCTGACGGTGAAAAATGTTGCAGACCAGAAATATATTGTGGTCGGCTATGACACAAGTTCTTTCCCGCACAACTACTATGCGGTTCCCTGGCCGCAAGGGTACATGGGTGAAGAAAACATGTACCTGGTAGGATTTGATGATATTGCGAAAGTTCTGTGTCGCGGCGGAATCAATGAGGAATCCAGAGTTTTCTTGCAGGCACTGGATGATGTGTTAAACGGGAGGTGACACGGTGACGGTAAAAGAGCTGAAGCATATGCTTGAGAACGCGGAAGACAATGCTATCGTCGTTGTGCGAAATAACTGGGCTCCGGCGGAATTCCTGAATACCTCTGCTCGGAAGATGGTGCTTGTGAAAGCAAATGGCAAGCTCATGACGCCGAAATGGGCCGAGGCGAGCGGGTATATCTGCGAAGGCCCTGCTATGTCGGCAATTTTATTCGATTGAGGTGAGAAAAATCATGCCCGATAAAAAAGTGGCCACGCAGGCATCTGATGGACCCTGGGAACGCGAAACCATCATCACATTCAATGATGCGGAGAAGAAAGCATCCTACTACACCTGCAATAAAGTTCGTATGGAACAGCTAAAAGAGCTTGCCAAAGAGTACCCTGATGCTGTTAAAATCACGCGGGATGAGGACTGGTGTATGGAGGCAGATATGCCCAAGAAATGGGTCAAAATCAAGCCGCCTCGCAAGCTGACCGAAGAGCAATATGCGGAACTGGTCAGACGCGGCAAAGAACTTGCAGAACGGCAGCGGCAGCTAAAAAACGAAGCGAAGGAATAAACCGGCTTCATATGCCGGAAGAGGAGAATATAAAATGTACAATTCTTACAGCGCATTGAATCTTTTGGGCGGTATGCTCTATACGATGATTCTTCTGGTGATAGCGTATTTTGTGCTCAAAATCGTCGCCAATTGGAAAATTTTTGAGAAGGCCGGGCAGCCTGGCTGGGCATCCATCGTCCCGTTCTACAGCAACTACATCGAATTCAACATTTACTGGGGGAACGGCTGGTTGTTTCTGATTCCGGTCGTGCTGAGCCTTTTGTCTGGCATCCCGCTGCTCGGCAATCTGTTCCTGGTTGTTGCTCTCATCATCGGTGCTATTACCAACTACAAGAAAGCTGTTGCGTTCGGTGAAGGTATTGGTTTCACGATTGGTCTTTGCCTTCTGAATCCGGTGTTCAACATGATTCTTGCTTTCGGCCATTATGAGTATCACGGTATCCCGCAGGATGGCTATTCCTATTCTCAGCTCAAGACCAAATATGAGGAAAAGAAAGCCGAACAGCAGAACAACCCCAGCACTGTTCAGTACCAGGCCCCCGAAACTCCCAAAGAGCCGAGCCAGAATGTTCAGTATCAGACTCCGAATGCTCCTGCTGAAGTCAAGACCCCGCCGACTCAGCAGAATCAAAATCAGGACAATGGCTGATATTATCTGGGTCGTTGTGTTTCTCTGCGTTCTCATCGCGTCCTGCTTTGGAATGTACTATTTCCAGGGTGAGAACAAACAAAAATTTGTGTTTTGCTTTTTGCTGGTAGCATTATCTTTTGAAGTCCTTGCGTTTCGGCTTCTGGATATTGCGTATACGGTGATTAACGCAGCAATCAAAGCCGCATAATGACCTTTTTGCAATTCTCAAACTGTTTTTTGGCAGACCTTCCAACCGAGGGCCTGCCTTTTTTATTGTTGCCAGGAGGAAAATCTATGAAAATCCGATTCTATACAAACAACAAAGAAGCTATTGTATTCGACCTCGAGGATATTTTGAAGCAGCTCAACATTGAAGAGCAGGTAGCCACTGTCGGCCTTGTCATTGAAAAAGACGAGGCCGAGGTTGAGGCAATCGCTCAGACAATACAAGACGATTATCCGAACATGTATCTCCAGGCAAAAGAATACGGACGGAATCTGACCTTGGCTTGTGCGGAGCTTCCGAACCCTACTAACCCGGATATTGTAACCTACCTCTATGCGGGCGATGATGCTACGGAAACTGACAGTTGGATTGCGAAAGTGAACAACACAATTCGTGCGCAAGGGGATAACAGTGAACGGCTCATCCATATTGACTCGAATCTCGCTGCCGTGGTAGAAGCAAACGAAACGGAACAAGGATACTATGCTTCCACCGTGTCGCAGCATGACAAGGCCACAAACGAAATGCTGAGTTTCCGGCAGATTGCAGAGTCGTTGGAAGCTGTTGGGGATAACTACAAGTACCAGAGCGCAAGCAACATTCTGACTGCAAGAACCAAAGCAGAGCGGAACTATATTGTCCGGCTTATCAAGATGTATTGCGACGATACCAAATACCTTGCTGGTTCTATGCCGCAAAGTGAGAACCCGTTCTGTGTCCAGAACGTTGACGCTCTGAACCAGCGTGATGCGCAGTGGTCCGAAATCAAAGAGTATCTTGCACAGGACGAGAATCGCAACAAGCTGGATGTGATTCTTGGCTTCGTGCCGGATGCGGAGAGCGACAAGACTCTAATTCTGCACAGCATTGAAGAAAAAGGGAAGGCCATGTCTGATTCTGAAATCGAAAAAGCATATAATTTGCTGTTTGGTGACTGTAGCAATGGATGAATAATCTTGCGCTTTCGTGCGAGACCCGTATGATTTAGCTTGTACGATAGATACCATCTACTAAGCACACTGTGTGCTCGTACAATTCACACTTCGCTTTTGGGCGGACTTCCCACACCGGGAGGTTCGCCTTTTTGCGTACAAAAAAGGAGTTTAACTATGGATAACGTATGGACAAATCTTGGCAACCGACTCGAAACTGCTTGGAAAAGACCAGCAAGGCCCAACTCTAAACGCCCGAAAGACGGTGAAATCATCGACGAAGAGAAATCGGTGCGCTGGAACAGGGAAGAGGCCGTTCGCCGACAGAAAGCCTGGGATGCGGAATGCTCTCGGCTGAAGAAGGCGCAGAATGTAGAAATCGAACACATCTCGGAAGCTATCGAACTTCAAATTCAGGAAGACATCAAAGCCGAAACGAAACGCAGCATTTCCAAAAAGGCTGCAACCATCCTCTGGCAAAAAGCCTACGACCGTGGCCACGCCTATGGTTTCGCTGACATCTACTGTGCCATCGAAGACTACGAGGAGCTGGTTGTTGCCGTACTCACAAACGCTCGTTGAAAGAAAGGAAAATACCATGAAGCTGAATGAATACCTCGCTAAAAATGCCGTCAAGCTGATGATTAAGGGCTCTGGAGAAAAGAATCCTACGCGCCAGACCAATGACCTCGGCATGTACGATTATGTTGAGAACCTTGAAAGCGTCCTCGGCAAAATGGTCTGGATTTGCGATTATCGCGCAAATGCGGACCCGACCAAAAAGCCGATTCGTAACATCAAACCTACCCCGGTTGTTGTAACGGACGCAAAAGAAACGAGCAAAGCCATCTATTATTCTCCGGTCTATTTTCGGCCGGTAAATCGGGGTAAGATTTCTTCAACCGTCATTGCCCCATTGGACAACACCGGGTATCGCTGCTGCTCCGGCACTTCCGTCAACATCTTCTACACGAAAGAAGAGTGCGTGAAGTGCTATCGGGAGCAGGTTCGACAGGCAAACGAGATTTATGAGAAAGAGAAGGCTCGCATCATCAAAGAGTTCGACGCTCGCATGCAGATTCTCAATGATTCTCTCACGCCGTTCAACGATGTCCCGCAGAGCGACTACACCGTTGTTGCAAAAATGGATGTTACGAACGATTCTCTCGGATACAATGAGAAAAATCGGCATTTTTATCTCGAGACGACCCGAACCATGATTCCGACTCACTATACCATCGAAATGCTCAAGATGCAGGCACTGATTGGCCTGGTGGATGAACTCCGTGCAAACACCACCTGGCAAAAGGGCGTCCCTTTCCGTATCCTTATCAGAACAACAGTTTTCGTGGATGGTATTGAAGATGTCAGCCAGGCCACAACGGAATCTCAAACCATTACCCTTTGATGAACTATTAAGAGCGCACGCCCCGTCTATAGCCGTAAGGCTTAGGTGGGGAGGTTCACAAAAAAACAAAACAATACATATGTGAGGTAAAATGTTATGTCTAACAACATGTCTATTTCTTCCATTAAGGAATATTATAATAATCTCTGCACCAAAGCCAAAGAATGGAGTGCCGCCTACTATGAGCAGGATGCTCCGGTTGTAACGGATGAGGAATACGATTCCGTGATGCACGAGATTCGTGATATCGAAGCGGCACATCCTGAGTTCGTGACCGCTGACAGCCCTACACAGGTTGTTGGCGGCAAGCGTGTTCTCGGTATTCCGGTTGAACACCGTGTACCGATGCTTTCTCTGCTTGATGTGTTTTCCGATGATGAGGTCCGCAGCTTTGTGGATTCGGTGAAAGCTGAATACTCCGATGTGACCTTCTCTGTGGAGCGCAAAATCGACGGTCTGAGCTTGTCTCTTGTCTACGAACGTTCTGACGATGGTCTTGCCTATCTGACCCAGGCTTCGACGCGTGGTGACGGCCATGTCGGTGAGGATGTGACCGCCAATGTCGCAGCCCTCACTTGCCTGCCTCGCAGCATCGAGCTGCCCAAGGGTATCGGCAAAATCGAACTCCGTGGCGAGTGCTATATGTCGGAAAAGGACTTTGAAGCAGCCAATGCAAAGCAGGCGGAAGCAGGGAAGAAGCTCTTTGCGAATCCCCGCAACTGCGCTGCTGGCTCTCTGCGTCAGGCTGACCCGTCTATTGCACGAGAACGCAATCTGCAGGTGTTCGTTTTCAATGTTCAGAGCGTCAACAATGGTGATGCAGCACAGTTCAGCCCGTATCATTGTGACCAGCTGAACTATCTGCGTGACATCTGCGGTTTTAAGACCACCTATTACGCTCATTGCAATGACATTGATAGCATCTTGGCAGCCATTCACGACATTGAGGAAAAACGCTATGATATCGATTACCCGATTGACGGCGCAGTCATCAAAGTCGATGAACTGAGCATTCGCCAGAAGATGGGCGAGCGCACCAAAACCCCGAAATGGGCTATTGCATACAAGTATCCCGCAGAGGAAAAGGGAACTGTCTTGCGCAACATCCAGCTGCAGACGGGTCGTACCGGCCGCGTCACTCCTGTCGCGGTCTTTGACCCTATCCAGCTTGCCGGAACCCGTGTGGAGCGTGCAACGCTCAACAACGCCAACTTCATCAAGACTTTGGATATCCGTATCGGTGACACGATTGTCCTGCACAAATCCGGTGACATCATCCCGAAAATCACGATGGTGGAGCTGGAAAAGCGTCCTGCAGACGCTGTACCTTATGACATGGCAAAACAGGTCTGCCCCGTTTGCGGTGCGCCTATCGCGCCCGTCAATGGTTCTGTGGACCTCTACTGCACCAATGACGCTTGCCCGGCAAAGACTGTGAATCGCGTTATCCACTTTGCCTCGAAGTCCTGCATGGACATCAAGGGACTTGGCCCTCAGATGATTCAGGACTTGGTTGACAGCCGGTTCATTGAGAACCCCGTTGACCTGTACTGGCTCTATGAGGAGGAAGGTGAACTGACCAACATGTATGGCGCGAAGATTGCCAAGAAGGTTCTTGCTACCATCGAAAAGTCCAAGGAGCAGAATGCCGACCGCGTCCTCAAGGGCCTTGGCTACCGTCTCATCGGCGGTCATGTTGCTCGTGCGCTGTTTACTCAGTGCAAGGCTACGAATGGCAACCTTCTGACACTGTCCACGCTCAATGTAGATACCATCAAGGAGTGCAACATTCCCGGTTTCTCTGACGTTATCTATGCTGCGCTCGATGCGATGCTTTCCAGCGCTGAATTTACGCAGGAAGTCAATACCTTGCATGATGCCGGTGTCAATCTTGACTACCATGCTCCGGCAGGTGTCAATGATGAGTCTGCGCCGTTCGCTGGCAAGACATTCGTTATTACCGGTACACTGCCTTCCATGAGCCGCGATGAAGCCAAGACTTATATCGAAGCGCATGGCGGCAAAGTCTCCGGAAGTGTCTCCAAGAAGACGAGCTATCTCGTTGCCGGTGAAGCTGCCGGTTCCAAGCTGGATAAGGCAAATTCGCTGGGCGTGCCCGTTCTGAGTGAGGGCGACCTCAAGGCCATGTGCCAGTAAGGAGGTCTTGTGGTATGTATGACTTCGACCGCATCGTAAAAGCTGCGGAGTCCTGTGACTTTCACGACGCATTTGCCTCTGACATCAAACGCTGTGAAAATGCTCTTGGCATGGGTGGCCTCATGGCAATCAATGCTGAATGTTGGCTTGATGTCTTGAGCGCCATGCCGGACGCTGAAATCGCAGAATACGTCCGCACCAAGTACAAGCCCGGTCTCTTGAATCCGTTCAAGGGTACGTCGCTTTACATCAAATCTTAACCTCTTGCCGCTTGCCCTTTACCGGGTGGGCGGCTTTTGCTAATATGTGCGAATCGCGTACACTAAAATAATAGAAAGAAGGTATCAATAATGAAATCACATGATGCTCCTGTTACCGAAAGCATGCAACAATGTATCGACTATATCAAGCAGAATGAAGATGAAATCGCAGAATATGTGAATTCGCTTTTTCTTGCTCAGAAGGATGTAATTAGAGAGCAGCTTTTGGAGAGTTTGGCAGCAATGCTGAACCCCATTCCCACTCATTATGAATGGCGCAGCAATGATTGCCCGTATGATTATTCTGGTGAATTGTACGAAGATGGAAAGGTATCTTTGGAGCAGACTGTTAGTGAATTTCTCGAGAGCGAATATACTGGTGCAAGCCGCGCAACCTATGTATCTCACTATGGTCTATCATATAACACATATGGGGATAGTCTCTCGGACGACACCCTTGAGATTGGCTGCTCCATTATGACCGATGGAATTAAAGATTTCGTACAGAGGAATGCAGGGATTCCGTGTGAACGATTCTCCCGTGAAGAATTTTTCGACATCAAAACCGAATGTAACGAATTTGACCCGATATACGACGAATGCCGCGCCAGCGATTTCTTTTGGGCTACTGCCGCTGTAGAATTTGCAGGCATTGACAAAATGACTTTGAAAGAAGTTCTCGCCGCAGTATAAATTGTCACGAAAGCCGTTCACCGTTTGGTGGACGGCTTTTTCTTTTTGACATTTTTTGCGATTTCCCGATAATAGTGGAAACACCCAAAACAACGTGGAAACGTGACGATGCCTTGGCTAGTATCACCTCAAACTATACGGTGAAAGCAAATCTGACTCCAGGTGATTGGAGTGGTACAGTATCTTTTGTTTGCTCTGTATCGGAGAACTAAACACAATGTTGCACGACTTTGCACGATGTTGTAACATTCTAAAAAGCCACTAACACGCGTGCAAACTTTTTTCAAAAAAGTTTATACAGCTTCTTGACGGCGTGTGCGACACCCATAAAATAGATAATGTAACAGAGATATCATTGATTTGCCATAGTTCATATACCTCCTGGAAGAAGGACAGATGCCCATATTGGGTTTCTGTCCTTTTTCTTTTTGAGGATTCCCGCAGATTTTCTGCGTTTTATATAGATTTATCCCACGGAATGTGGACTTCTGACAGCCGAAGAAAAGGCTGATTATATAGAATTGCTATGCTAATCAACATAGCACGCGTACACAGCGTCAATGTGTTTATATAAATGTTCCTGCACGCGAACGCCGCGTTAAGAGCGTATTTATATACCGTATAACAATTACAAACCTTTAAGGAGGACATTACCATGATTCGAAACATAATTTAGCGAGTAGACACCATCATTAGCAACCACGAAGCCAAAGCTAAGCAATATGCAGTTAGCTATGGTTCATTCGTTCACGGTCTAATTAAGACCTAGCTGAGCAAAGATGGTGTGATACTCGCGCTCCTGCTGGAGCAAGTGAAACTGACCGAGGCCGCGAAAGCTCTGCTGCTTTTGGCAGTAGTATCAATCGTTGGCGCATTTATTGTGAAGAAAGTCTTCAAAAACTACAGCCACATCAAAGGATTGGCAGAAAACTTTCTGAAATCAACCGATGTTTTCGAGGCTATCAAAGAGGCAGTTTCTGATATTGCCGATAGCTCCTGCAAAACAGACAACAAAAAAGAATAATTACATCCCCATATATGGGGCTTACTTGCTGTGGAGATAAATTCGAGAGCAGCACGGCAGCCCCACGTTACGGGGTTATATTATGGCTAAGAAGAATAACAACGTCACTTTCAACGTCGGCATCACCAACCATTACTTTGACGCTATTTCGCGCCAGAAGTTACCCATGAGCGATGCCGCTTGTGAACCGGTTGATAATGCCATCTCTAATTGCAAAGATGCCATTAACATCTTGGTCGCGATTGTGAAAGGCCATGCCAAAAACCTAATCGGTGTGGTTATTGCCGACTGGGGCAATGGTATGTCTAAGGAAAAGCTGCCGGAAAACCTACAGTTTGGCAACGGCCACAGCAATGAGGGCCCGCTGTGCATCCATGGCGTTGGCCTGAATAATTTCATTTTGGTTGCCACCCGCAACAAGTATCCCTGGTTCATCGCTTCCAAGCAGCCTGGAGAGGACAGCTATCACCGCGTTGACGGCCCGTTCGCCACGACCATGACGATGTCCGAGCAGGAAGAGATTCCTATGGCAGATGTCGTTATGCGTGAGCAGTTTAAGGCTCTTGGCGCTCCTTCTACCATCATCTATGTGGAGATGGACAAGGCTACCGCCAGCACCATGCTGACCAAGAACGGCAGCTGCGCTGAGAGCCGGGTCACCAGCCTGAACGTGCTGCGTACCTGCCTGGCTGAGCACTTTGGTGTCAAGTACCGCAATTACTTGGCACCTGACGCTACCGGCGTTGCTCCCGCCCGTATCCTGATTCCTGATTTCCATATGGCGAATGGCAAGACGTGCGATGTGCTCGTCAAGCCCATTTTCCAGCCGTATAAGGAGAAGCAGAAGGAAAAGAACTTCACTGTTGACTATGATGGGTACGAGATTCCTGTCAAGGTTGAGTGTGGTCAGCTGGATACGGATGCGACCAAAGGTGTTGTTACTGGTGGCTATGACTTGAAGCATTTCTACCAGAACAACATGCTTACGCAGGGCTTGGATATCCAGCTCGGCGAGCGTGTTATCGCCACCGCTCAGTTTGATACCATCTGGGACAAGGCTCGTCACCCGGCCTTCAACGCTTTCACCGGCGTTGTTGCTGTTGATATTTCCGGTCTGCCGCGTGGGTTCTTGAATACCCTCGCCAACAAGTCGGATATCGACCTGAGCGACAAGGGATGGCGTAAAATTTTCGACGCTATTGCCGAAAACGTGAAGCCTCTCGAAAGCGAGCCTCTCACTCTTGAGAAATATGCGCAGGATTTTGCAAATCGGCTGCTTGCAGACACCGGGAATGAAGTTGAACTCCAGTTCCCTCTGTACGCAAACCGGACTCGTATCGACGTTCTGGAACATATCGACGAGTCCCACTGCAAGATTTATGACTTCATGAGCGGCGTTGCTACTTTGAAGTCTGTAACCGAGCTGCGGACTCATTGGGATGGCATGGTTGCGCAGGGCATTCAGCCTGTTTCGGCTGTGATGTTCTGCAATAAGCGCGGTCCTATGCTCAAACATACCTGCGACGAGATGAATACTCTCGTGCAGGCTATGAATGACGAGGACTTCTACATGACCCTCGAAGCTGCTGGTGGTGATGCATCTAAGATGCCGCACTACAACTTCGATGTTATTCTTGACCAGAATATCCCCGTGAAGAAATAACATCACTTGCCGTCATCCGAAAGGGTGGCGGCATTTTTTTGTTGAGCCATTGCTCAAACATCGAGATTCCTCATGTGGGATATAGCGTTTTGTACAGATATATGCTATAATTGGCACAAAAAGGAGGAACCGACATGGCAGAAAATAATAACAACGGTGGCAAAAACACTAATATCATCACCAAAATCAACGATACCATTTCCAAAGTCCTGGGCGATTTCCCGCCCGTTGTTCAGACAATCGCAAAAATCGTTGTCTTCGGTGGGCTCATCCTGCTTATCGCCAAAGCCATCGGCTATATTTTCCCGGTTATTGTGAACGTTCTTTTCAACCTCTTAGTCAAAATCGTTGGCTTCTGCATTCTGGCAGCCTTTCTTTACGGCTGCTGGTACGAGGTAAAACTGCAAATGACTCGCGATGAAAACTCCTTCCTACTGAATGAACGTCTCAAGTATCAGAAAAAAGAATACGAGGAACGTGAGCACAGAAGACAAGAACGAGATAACAGACGATAATACATAATCATACATAGGCTGTCCAGCTTCGGTTGGGCAGCTTTTTTTATTTTCCTGTTGCAGGCTCTTGCGAATCGTATACCATAAAAAGTATGAAAGGAGTTTATCATGAAAACACTTGAATCCTTTTTTAGCAGAACTGCACAGTTTGGCTTGCTCATTTATCTGACCGGCTGCTTTGGCCTGTTGATTGTTTTAGGCGCTGCAGTCGCAAAATGGCTTAAACTCATCGACGTAATTCAATATATTGCCTTTGCTTTTGGACTTGGACTCCTCATTTTGCTTATCGGCGTGGTGGGTCTCTCACTCCTCGGCATTAGGCAAAACCGCAAACATAAGGAGGTAAAACGCGCATGAGTAAAAAGATTATCAATATCACCGCAGCTGCCATGGCACTCGCCGTGACACTTTCCGGCTGCGCCACAGCTGTGGTTCAGGAACGGAAAGACCAGGCAGCCGCAGCAGCAAGCGCAGAAGCAGCACAGGCTGCCGTCACAGCAACACCGGAACCGACAGCAGAACCGACCCCGGAACCCATCAATGCCTGGTCTTTGTTGTCGAATCTCCCGGATTTCACGCCCGGCACGCTGGACAATCCTGACACTACCTGGCCGGACGGTATTCCGATGGGGCAGAGTCCTTTGTCTTACGATGACGGCAGCAAGTTCTATTCGCTGCGCAGCGTTGATACCGGCAAGACACTGGATATCACGGACGTTGCATTACAGGATGTACGGGATTTGCCTGTAAAGGGATATCTGAAATTGAACGAACTTGAAAACGGTGATACAGTCATTGGTGAAATCAATGCAGAATCCACAGGCGAAGGCGTAGAAAAGGAAATCAGTGATTTTTCCATTCACACTGCCAGCAAGGATGACGGCTGTGACTATTATCCGATTGGATATAACGGCGGTTCACTGACCTTGATGCTGGACGGTCGTGCAGCCAATGATGATGGCATCAATATCGGCGATGCGTTCCTTGACGGCCTCTATTATTCGTCTGTCACTCCGGACAAATTCGACGGCTATCCGACCGACGGAGAGCCAGAGGAACAGTTCAACTTCCTGTATGGTTTGTTTGGCAATCCGTCCGGTCTCTACTGGACAAACAACGATTCTGTCGCTTTCAATTCCAGCAAGCAGTATCGTACCTTTGAAGATTTCCGAGATGCAGATTATGATGTTGAAATTGGCGGCAAGAACTTCTATCTGGTTTGGAACTATGACGGGTATAGTGTTGTTGCGGCGTGCAACGATACCTTTGACAGCGCTAATGTGAAGGGCACTACGATTCAGGATATTTACTTGTTCCCGAACATGACAGAAACCAAGTACCTAGTCGAAAATTCCGGCAGCCTGATTAGCGGTTATCTGGGTTATGGTGAAGTTCCCGTCATCTTGACTGGTACATACGCATCAGTCAACAGTGATTCGACTGTCGAACAGGATACAAGCGCAGAAGAAAACACCGACGCTGAATCTGGTGACAATTCCACGGCGGACGAAAACGCTGAGTCCAGTTCCGATGATAACAGCAACAGTTCGGAAAATTCCGATTCTTAATTCTAAAAAATAGTTATTGCGTATTCGTGCGAAACGCATACAATAAAAATTGTATGATAGATAACAGCACACATACGCTATAATTTCACAATTCTGAGAAGCAGACTATCCGTTTGGAGGTCTGCTTTTTTTGTTGGAATTTTGCGGTGCTTTGCTGACGTTTATCGTAACTAAACACTACAAGGAGAAATAAAAAGATGACCGTAACGAACACTGTAACAGAAACAGAACACTTGACTCCCCTGCGTTCCGCTGTAGAGCACATCAACTGGAATACTTTGTACCAGCAGAAAATGGCTCTCGAAGAAGTTTCTGACATGCTCTATGCCAAGAGAAAAGAGGATGACACGTTTGGCAAGGCTTCCGCCTGGCTCGAAAGCGTCATTGCACTCATGGAACGTTTGGGGGATGCAGCAGAAGAGGAAGGAAAGTTTGATTATCCCGAGCGGGACGAAAACGATGAACATCTGGATAACAGGTTCAATCATGTGTTGAATCAGTACCCGGATGTGGATATCTGACCAGTTCATATCAGGAGGACAATGATGCGGATTAACAGCAGTTGTGTGCTTCACAGCACCACGAGTCTCAACGCAAGAGTTCTTCCGCTCATTGGACGGGTCGGAACTCTTGAGCTGTCAAGTGGGCAGCCACTCGTATTCAAAACAACAACACCAAAGCAACAAGACGTCCTGCGTACCAGCACAGTAAAAGCTATTGGCTTTGCAGGAAGCAGAATTTTTGTCAAAACCGAAAGAGGAACCCAATACACATTTGAATTCCAATAACACCCAAGCGGCCACTAATCTCATTTTTTTATAGATTGGCGGCCGCTATTTTTTTATCAATTTGAAAGGAAGTTTTTATCATGAATTTCATCAATGCCGCCACCAAGAAAGAACGCACCCATGTAGAAGAAATTATCAAGTCTCAGCCTGTTATGCCTCATGAAGGCATAACTGCCACTGAGATTGGTATTTGCGGCAAGCAGAATCTTTTCATGGACGTTTATCGCCCGGATAACGATGCCGAAAAGCATCCGATTATCATCGATATCCATGGCGGCGGCTTGATTGCTGGCCGGAAAGAACAGAATCAGAACCTGGCAACCTGGCTCGCTAAGGAAGGCTATCTCACCTTTGTACCGGATTACCGTCTGGTCCCTGAAACCAACATCTTTGGCCAAATCACCGATGTCATCAATGCGTTTGCTACTGTAGCTGAACGTGCTGAAGATTTCGTTGGTGACTTGAATCAGGTCTTTGTAGTTGCCGACAGTGCTGGCGCATTCCTTGCCTGCATGGCAAGCTCTATTCTCCGCTATCCTGTCAAGATGCAGCCGGTAGAGGACGAGCTGGAAGAGAACGTACCCGAGGCAGCCAAGAAGCTCGTCATCAACGCGATGGGCCTGCAGAGCGGTATGTATTACATCTACAAGGGCCAGGTAGGTTTGCTTCAGAACTACTATATGTCTAAGGGCTGGAAGAATCACAGTTATGCTGAGTTCATCAAGCCTGAGACCTATTCCAAACTCATCCCCCCGTGCTATATCTGCACCGGGAAAAAGGACTTTCTCAAGAAACAGACTTTTGGGTTTAAGAAATGCCTCGAAAACGAGCGCGTTCACCACGACTACGGGTTTGTTTCCAAGAGAGAAACGGTCCATGCTTTTGCAGCGCTCTATCCTGAGACTGAATCTGCAGTCGGTGTGAACCGCGAGATGATTCGATTCTTTGACACCTTCAAAAAATAACAAGGAGCATATTTTATGACTCACAACGAAATGGTTCATGGTCTTTGCACGCAGGAAACTATTACCGTACAGGACTTTGCTGAACTGATACGATTCACGCTCGATGCCAATGAAGAAGTCATCTACGACGGATGGATTAACGTCTACGTCCCTATCTGGTTCGATGCAGACAAAGCATTTGGCCTTGATTTGAACTCAGAAGAAAATGCAGATTGGATTAACATGTACATTGACTGGCATCCGGACGATACCATTCGTACATACATTTCCTACTGCAACAATTCCACCGATGACCCCGACTTCAATCTCGAAATCATCATGAGCCCTCACCACCGGGAATTGTTCAATGCGTATTTCAAAGAACAGTTTAAGGCGGTTTATCACATGAGTGTCGAAGAAGCGTGGGCTAAATTCGGCACCGAATAATATAGTGAGGAGATATATCATGGCACGTAAAGAAATCAAAATTTTCATGGACGCCAAGGAAGCTGCCAGTTTCCTGAAAACTATCGATTGGTCCTGGCTGTTCGGCTTTCTCAGTGAGCGCTATAACGTTTCGCTCAGCCCTCACAAAGAGCTGAAAGACAACGGCGCAGCAATCATCAAGGTCGAATGGCCTGATGAACTGATTGAAAAGTGCGGAATGATGGCTGATGTCTTCTCGTCAGTCAAGCTCGTCACGTTCGATTCGTATTTCAAGGAAATCGTGGAATACGATGAAGATAAGTTCAATGAAGAACGTGAAGCATGGCTTACCAATCCGACAAAGACGTTCAGCTATCTCGATTGCGATGGCGTCGTCAAGGAACGGACTCTTGCGCTGAACATCTCCCTTCGCTATACGCTGTATGACGGAGGCTACAATTTCGCAACGCTGCTCTATGCGGTTTATTCCGATGTGAACGGCTGGACTATCCAAATGGAAAAGGAGTAATGGCAATGGTTGAAATGGCATTTAAGGTAAATCCCGGCACCACTTTCTACAAGAATTATTTCGCGACAAAGGAGGAAAAAGCGCATTTCATTGAAATTGCAAAGCAGTTCTTCGACAAATATTTCCCTGATGAGAAGCTCTCGTATGTTTTAAATGACCGACTGACTGTTGATTTGAAGCCGGAGCTGCTCGCCAAATACGAATCTCAGGTCATGAAACGCCGTGACCCTTACGGTTTTGTCATCTTCAAACAGCGTTCGCCCATGAACTGCCTGTGGGAAGATGAGGTCTGTAAGAACGTGAACGGCAAGAAATTCCTTGCCAACCAGTTCTGGTGGGCCGACTTCAACGGTTCTGGCCGCATCACTACGGAGCTGTGGGATGATGAGCAGGGAAATATCTACGGATATTATTCCTGCGAATATGCAACTCGCAGCACCAAGGTTCCAGACACCGTTACGCAGATTAAGCTGAGTGAATATCACGCGGCTTGCGAAGCATACACGGAAGCCAAAAAAGCAACTGCTGACGCCGCTGCTACAGCTTGACGCTGCTTGCGATGCTGGTAAAATTGTGAATGTACGATAGATAGCATCTGCGCATTTCAGCGCTCGTACAATTCACAAACTGATACAACTAGGCAGACTCATCACCACGATGGGCCTGCCTTTTTTGTTTACAGAAAAAGGAGAAAAAATATGAACACAAAACGAATCAAAGAATTGGCTGCACTGACCGATGGAGAACTCGCAAGGAAACTTCTCATTCAGGAGTTTGGCAATGACTCTGAAACCCATTGGGGAAACAACGCACACGATGAACGTGTGATGGTTACTATCAATCCAGACGGAATCGCTCAAAGGACCTGGGAAGCCGACCATTGGGTTCGCCTTGACGAATTCGACAAAGACGGTTTCTATGCCCGTGAGATTTACGAGGGAAAATGGGTCGATGAGCCATTGCCCAAAAACGTCATTGCACGAAATGTCACAATTGCTGCACCGAAACCTATTCAGCAGGCTGACCGGAGATGACACCTTTGGATGGAATCCTGAGCTTCTTGCACAGATTGCGGATTGCACGGCAGCTTTGCTTGCCACCAACGGAATCAGCTCTCATTTTCCGAGCGTCAATACTGAACCCATCTGCTCTTGGGAAAAGCCGGTCGTCGAATATCAGCGTCCGGATTACGCCCTGGAGTATGGTACTAACTACTAAAACGAGGAGGATATCATGGCAAAAAACTATTTTGGTGTCGTTCTGACCACCAAGGAACACGATAAATATCGTCTTGTAGTATACCGCTACAAGGACCCTGGCATCCTTAATACCTGCCCGATGTGTCAGCTGCTTCGGGCCATTCACAAATTCCAGCAGGAATACACTGAAATTCACCGCGAACATTGCAGCCGTATCCCGCCTCGCAAGTGGTACGAGCTTGGCAGAGTAATGCCGAGTATCGTTCTGCGGAAATACGGCCTGGAAAAGCATTACGAGATGTCATTTGAGCCGAGTCGCGTGCCTCCAGCTTCTGCGCTGAAACTCATCCCTGGTGCGACCGCTTCTAACTGGAAGCAGTACATCTGGTACGTTGATGGTGATGTGACGATGCTTGGCTAAAGACCATTGCACATTCGTGCGAGACTCATACAATTAGAATTGTACGATAGATACCAGCAATCGAAAAGGTGCTTTGCCTTTCGTACAATTCACATTTCGCTTGAAGGCGGACTTCCAATATCTGGAGGTCCGCCTTTTTGCGTACTTACAAAAAAAGGAGTGTAAATTATGTTTATCATCACAAAAACTTTTACCGATGACGAGGGCCATCTTTTCACAAAGGTAAATCCAAAGCAGTATTCCACTCCCGGAGAAGCATACGATGCTATGCGTGAGGATTACCTCAACGAGCTCAAAAGCCGAGGTCTTGAGGACAACGGTAGTTCCAATGACGATGGCGAATCCTGCCCTGGCGGATACATCATCAGCGATGAGGCTCAAATCTACGATTTTGCCCAATACACCCCGTATGAACAGCTTCTTCCTGCTGTTTTGTTCGGAGTCCATCGGATTGGTTAAGGAGAATCGCAATGGCTAAGAAAAGTGCAAGAAAAGAAATCACAAAAATCAACCTGAAACAAGCTGCGCTCGAAGGTCTTTCCTACGAGAGAGCCTGTGAAACTGCCAAGCGTGCAGGGAAACCCTCTTATCGCTTCACGGTCGGCGACAAAGTACAGGTTGGTCACCTTCTAAACTGCGTTGTTGACGAGGCTCTGGAAGGCGGGTACATGTATCTTATCCGCAGTGGTGCAAACAGCGATAACTATTCCTGCTGGGCTTGGACAAACGTTCGCCCGCTGGATGATGACAAAGATACGCATTTCGCCAAGCGCAATTCTGCGCTATCCCGCCTGCACTACTCAAACCGCAGTATGTATTCTTTACTCAGCTTCCAATACCTGTTCGGCGTTGATTTCAACCCTGATTATCAGCGTGGTTCTGTTTGGGATGATGAGGACAGGGAAAAGCTGTTGGACAGCATCTTTATGGGTCGCGAGATTGGTCGTTTCGTCTTTAAGCAGCTGCCATTCACTCGCACAAGCAACGATGGCAACTACTATGAAATCGTTGATGGCAAGCAGCGTATGTTGACCCTGCTTGCTTTTTACGAGAACCGATTCCCGTACAAAGGCGTGTTTTACAACGACCTTTCCGCACAGGACAAGAACTGGTTTATGGATGCCTCCATTGGCGTTGCTGAGATTGACCAGAGCGTAACTCGCGCAGAAGTCTTGGAAATTTTCCTTGCCATGAATGAAGGCGGTAAGCCTGTCGCAAAGGAAGTCCTCGACCATGCACGCGAATTGCTAAACGAAGAGAAGGGAGAAGGATTATGAGTCCTATGTTCAAACAAAAGGTCGGTATGACGAAAATTTATGCAAAAGGAATCGCAGAACTCTTTCTTATTCGCTGCAATCCCTATCATTGGGACGGCAGCGGGGAAGTGCCTGACAACATCAGTTTCGATGTGTACAAGCGCAAAATCGATGAAACATACGATGGCTGCACACTCGAAATTCAGCTTTGCAAACCTGATGGTTGTCTTTGCTATGCGGCTTCTGTTCACCTGTATGAAGGCGGATTCTGGACAGGGCACGGCATTGGCTGGGTTGCCCAGACTGGGAGTTTCGACAAGACTGCGATTTGCAACGACCCTGGTTCTGTCGATGCCTTGACAAGCGCCATCATGCGAGTGTGCATGATATACGAAAATCTCACAAATTTCCGCAAGGTTTTCGTCAAGTGCCTTACCATCAGCCAGAAACGAATGAACGAAATCAAGCAGTATACCGATGACGGCAAAGAGCAGGATGAGATTGAGTTCGAATCCGTTATCTTCGCCGATGGTATGCACATGGATGTTCGCTGCATTCCACGCCACAATGGACCTTCCTGGTGCGAAGCGGCTATTTATCGTGAGGATGAGGATATCGTCACGTCTGAGCCGAGCAACTCGTTCTACAACCATTGGGTTTGCCAGACGGCAAACGCCACCTACCATCTTTATATAGGTATTGCTGACGAATGAAACTTGACGCGCCTTGCGAACAGCATATCATAGAAATTGTACGATAGATACCAGCAATCGAAAGGGCGTTTTGCCTTTCGTACAATTCACAATTTCGCATGAAGAGCGGACTTCCCACATCGGGAGGTCCGCTCTTTTTGCGTTATAACAACAAAAGGAGTGTATTTTTATGAAAATGACAATCACAGGCCAAATTGATGGCAAATCCGTGCCGATAACTATTCCGATTGAAAAAGTTATCGAAGCTTTCTGGCCTTACGCCACCAAACCTTCTGCTCTCTCTGTTTCCACTGAGCTTGACGCAGACGGCATCAGTGCTAACTTTATGCTCGGCCAGGAAACGAAGGATTCTTATCCCGGTATCTGGCTCACCAGCAAAAACAGCAATACCGGTCGTGCAGGTTTCTGGTTCTGTTTGGAGCTGCCGAACGAAACCAACGACATGGTAAAAGGCTATCTGTACGCTGGCGATGATGAAACAGAGACGGACCAACCTCTAGCTGTTATCGCTGATGGCGTTCGCAACGACGACGATGACTCAAAGCGCATGCTTTGGGTGGATGAGTCGTTGACTCACGTTGAACCTCTAACCGACAACTATCTGAAACGCCAAGGCGCTGCCACCGAAAAGCAACTCGATGAGTACGACGCTTGAACTGATACCATAAATTTCCCCACCTAACCAAAAATAACAAATAAGGAGAGTAAAACTATGTATCTCGAAACTATTGATGAAAAAGCGTTCCGTTCTTTTCTTTCTAATCCTGCTATTTCCGTTCTGGACGGTAACGTTCTGGATAAGCACCACAACTCGAATTTCTACCGTTTTGTCCGCGTCCCCCTTTCCGATGGCGAGCATAGTGTCGAGGCATTATTTGGGCAAATGTGCAGTAACTATCCCACCAGCATGAGCAAAAACCATTTTTATGAACAGCATAACCTTGAGTTTATGGCTTATGTTGTGGACCACGAAAAGACCTATGCTGAAAGCTATGAGTTCCTGCGATTGTTTGATGTCACCTCTGCTTACACTGGTCCCCATTCCGCAATGGGTGAGATGACGAAAACGCTGTGGGATTATCTGGAGCAGAAAACAATTCTCGACCCTGACTATCTGAACACGCCCGAATTGCAGAACGAGGCTTATGAAAACGCTGTCAAACAGTATGTCCTGCAAAAGAAAGACACCGCATTTGAAGAAAGCCTTCGTAAATTTCTTGAGCACATTGATGACACCGCGACCATCGAGTTCTTCGCTAATCCTACCGGATGGGCGGAAAGGGTAGTCAATGTCCTCGATAAGAATCTCACTTCTCGCGAAGGCACACCTTTCAGCGAAAGCATCGGGAAAAAATTCGTTGCCGTCCAACGTCTTACCCAATCAAGGATGCAGGAGTTCCAGTCCAAGCCACATTGTTGGGAAAGTGAGTGCCGTAGTTTGTTTGCTGCGACTGCAAAAGCAAAAAACATTCGGCTCGTTATTGAAGCCAATGGAAAAGAAATGCAGGTGCAATATCCTGTTTCCAACCTGATTACTTTTGAAATGATTAAGAATAAGGTCATTTCTGCATGGGCTATTGCACCGCGCAAGCTCAGCGATGAGGTGAAAGAATTTCTTGCGGAGAACGGCGCTGACTACAGTAAATACTGGTATGATATTCCCATGAAGACTGTCTCTCGCATTGAAAGTGGTCGCAAGGTTCTTTGGAAGAATCCTTGCTTTGAGGGAGACAGAAAATAATGATAGCCGTCAGAACAAATTGTGCCGACACTTGATTTGTTTCACCAGAGTCCCGCAGAAATGCGGGGCTCTTTTTTTGTTGCCAAAATATGCGATTCGCCTAAAATAAAAGTTGTACGATAGATACCATCTACTTGGCGCGTTTTTTGCGTTCGTACAATTCACAATTCTGCAAGCAAAAGGCAGACTCACCATCTCGGTGGGCCTGCCTTTTTGTTTGCTCAACTACAAAAAAAGGAGTGTAAAAATGAAAATCAAAGTCAAGTTCCTGAATTGCTGGCAGGAAAACTATCCCGAGGAAGGGCCGGAAGTTGTTTGTGTTTTTCTCGATGAAGTGAAACGCATAAAGAAAACAACCCCTTCGCACCTTTTGAACGACGCTTTGTTGGATTGCTATGTTCACGATGGCAAGTTTGTAACCGCATCTTATGGCTATCTGAAAGCAGGAAAGCTTGCATCGAAGGAAGAATACCTGCCGTTGCTCACTGAGCTGTACTATGTCGGCTACAAAAAGAATGAGTTAGAAGTCTGCCAATTTGCAAGGATTTGACTTCCAAATCCTAAAACTATCACAACAAGGAGAAAAAAATCATGAGTACCACAAATAATATGAATACACGTTTATTCATTGACATGGATGGCACTCTCGCCGTCTGGAAGCAGGCGGCCTGCTTTGAGGACCTGCTTCAGCCGGGGTATTTCAGAGATTTGCCGCCCTATCAGACGGTTTTGGACGCCGTGAAGATTCTTTGCAACACAAAACCAGAACTTGATGTGTATGCACTTTCCGCCTATATGCCGGAAAACCCATATGCAGTTCATGAAAAGAACGCCTGGCTCGACGCTTATCTTCCGAAAATTGATTCCGAACACCGCATCTTCGTTGCGTGCGGCAGCAGCAAAGCCAGAGCCGCAGCAAACCGCCTGAAAACGCCGTGCATCGACAGCTCTTTTGTGTTGCTGGACGATTACTCGGTGAACCTGCATGAATGGAAAGCCAATCGTGGCAGCTGCATTAAGCTCCGCAACGGCATCAACGGCAACGGCGGGACCTGGAAAGGTGAATCTGTCACTCGATTCGATACCGCCGAAAACATCGCAGACCGTATTTGGAGTATCATCAAAAAAACAAATGCAATGAGCTAAAGGAGAAATACTATGTTTCCAAATATCAAAATTGTCGAAGCCATCCGCAAAGAATACCCCGCTGGAACGCGGGTTCGGCTTGTCAAAATGGATGACATCCAGGCACCACCTCTTGGTACAGAAGGTACGGTTGTTGGTGTCGATGATACCGGCAGCCTCCTGATGCACTGGGACAATAGTTCACAAAAACCGCGCCAAGGAAGCCCATTGCGTAATCGGTGGGAGGAATTGGTGCATGATTTTTTAAGAAAAGCGAATGTGTACAATCTGTAAATAAAACGCTATTTGGTTTATTTTTGCATCAAAAAAATGTTATAATGTCAGTATAATCAATCAAGGAAAGGAGGACCGTTATGGCTTTCGGAAACAAGAACAGTACGCCATCATTTGTGTTGACGCTCCCCATGAAAGTAACTGAACAGGATGAAATTTTTCTTTCCAAAAAGTTTCGCGTAGGCTGCACAGTTTATAACCAAATGGTTACGAAGACCACGAAAATGTGGCATCAGCTGCGCAAAACTCGCGAATACAAAAACCTTGTAAAAGCCATAAAGGCCGCTCCTGCCAATAGTGATAAACGGAAAGCATTGTTGGTACAGCGTTCCAATCTGATTAAGCAAGCAGGCTTTTCTGAGGGAGCATTCCACAAGTTGGTCGTGCCATACCAAAAAGCATACAACGTAAATTGTGATGTTGCCCAAAAAGTGGCGTCTGCCGTCTGGAAAGCGTGGGATGACTTCTTTTATGGAAAAGGAAAGACCGTACACTATAAAAAATTGGACGATTTTGTAACCCTTTCCGGAAAGAAAAATAACAGCGGTATATTCTTTCGTCCGGCAAATCATACGGTGAGTTCGATGAAATCCGCTAAGCGAAAAGCGAAAAATTCTATCGAGAAAAAATACTTCGATGCGTATAGAAAACCCAATACCAAAAAAGATAAAGAAGTAGTTCTTCCCGATGAAGTAAAAGCGCAAATGGACAAAGAGGTTGCCGACGCCACGACAAAAGCCAAACCGTGTATCGGAGAAGGCAATCTGCGCATCATTTACGAAAAGTACGAATTCCTTGTCAAATTGCGAAATCCCGATATACAAACGGGATGGTATCAACAGGAAGCACTTAAATGCGGCGTCAAATATTGCCGGATTGTTCGTTCATGGGTCGGCACCAAGTGGAAGTATTACGCTCAACTTGTTCTGGAAGGTTATCCGCCCATCAAATGCGACAGCAACGGCGTTGTAAAGCACCATGTAAAGCAGGGGCGTGTCGGCATAGATATCGGCACACAAACCATTGCTTTTTGCGGCAAAGATGTTTGCGACCTTCGTGTGCTTGCACCGTCTGCTATAGCGGAAGTATGCAATGGCCTTACCAAAGAAATTGCCCGCATTATGCGGCAGATGGACCGTTCGCGCCGTGCAATGAATCCGCAATACTTTAACGAAAACGGAACCGTCAAACGGTTAAAGCGCAAGAACGGTCATAAGCAAATTCGTCATTGGAACTATAGCAAAAACTATTATCGGCTGCTGCACAAATTGCGGAATTTGAACCGTAAACTTGCTGACGTACGCAAGATGGAGCATTATATTCTCGCCAATGAATTGCTGACATACGGTAACGAGTTCATAGTGGAGGATATGAACTACAAAGCCTTGCAAAAGCGCAACAAGAAGACGAAAATCAATCCAAAAACCGGTAGAGCACATTCCAAAAAGCGATTCGGTAAATCTATCGGACGCTGCGCTCCTGCAATGTTTATTTCCATTCTGAATCAAAAAGCCAATCGTTACGGAGGCAGCGTTATCAAAGTCAGCACCTTTGAAACGAAAGCATCGCAGTTTGACCATACCGATGATAGCTACACCAAGAAGAAATTGTCCCAGCGTTTTGCTAAACTTTCAGACGGAACCGTTGTTCAGAGGGATTTGTATTCCGCATTCCTTCTATTGCATCTTAGGAAAAACCTTCAGTCCTATAACAAGAAAACCATTAAGAAAGATTTCCCGCAGTTTAAGAAACTGCACGATGAAACAAAAGAACGATTGAAAAGCAGCCACGAATGGCTACCTACAAGCGTAGGATTCTAAGACATTTATAATTTTTAAGGGGTTTCGACGTAGCCCTATTGATTGCCTTGATGTGCTGCCTTTGGCAACACTTGATAGGTGAAACCCTTATTAAGGGGATATCTACATTTTTTATGCTGGCTTTTTGGGCATTTTGCCCTGCCTTTAAGCTCCGCTTTGGGTAGTAAGTACACTGGTCTATCGAAAGATAGTGTATCCGGCAGCTTTATGCTGTCAGAAAACCCTGCAACTGCATTGCGTCAGCATAGAATCCCTCTCCGTAAGGGGTGGGAGTACGTCAAATTTGAACATTGTTTATGGTTCGGATGAGGTTGAGCAAGTCTGACAAGCAGACTTGCTCAAACGTGCGATTCCACTAAAATTGAAATTGTACGATAGATAACAGCCCTATGGCCGAAATGCGTACAATTTACAATTCTGCAAGACAATCAGCAGACTCACCATCTCGGTGAGCCTGCTTTTTATTTTGCAAGCAAAAAAAGGAGTAATGAAAATGGTAAAGCTCAAAAAACCAGTCCTCTGTGAAGTGGACGAAAATTATTTTGTCAGCGCTGCGGATTTTCGCAGCTATGCGCATTGCATGATGTATCCTGACCCGGTCGGCATCGTCATGAGCGGCAAGCTCAACGACATTGTGACAGGCGCTGTGAACGATGGCAAACTGACCATCAAAGAAGCATTTGACAAACTCGTGAAGCGCAATGCTCACGGTTTTATCGATTATAGCTACAGCGATGGCACAGATGGATACTTACCGGGTCGTGAGCTTCTGGAATTCTGTGATGAAGCAACTGCAGCCAAGTTGATTGAAGCGAGGTGAATCCAGATGCTTTGTAAACGATTCAAAGAAATTTGTGACGAACAAGGCTGGACTGTATCCGACAATGGTTCAGACCCTATTATCCTTTGCAAGCAAAACAGGCAGAGTTTTACTTACAGTTTTCCGGCAAGCCACAAAAACTTTGTTGAGGACGTAACCAAAGCAAAAGCCTTCTTGTCCCGCAATCTGAGCACTTATGCCAAAAGCGTACATGAAATCTTTCACGAAGAGTATTCGTTTGAGGAGTGCATGGCTGCGGGCAAAAGTTTCATCGATTCTTTATCTTCGCTATCTACCGAGCTTAACAAATCTCAAATCACAAAATAAAAAGGAGAAATAATTATGTATTGCATTCAGTATGACGAAATCTGCAAAAAGCACAATTTTGAGCTGAAACACGATGCCCTTGGTGAACGCGTAACCCTCGAGTACCCAGCCGATTCTGTCCCGAAAGATACCATTCGTCTTTTTCAAAATCATCTTCCTGAGGGAGTATCGGCTATGGCTGAAAAGTACAGCAGCGACCGTTTTGCCATATTCAAGTACAATGCTGCAGCGGCAGCAGGGAACACCATCGGTCTTACTGAGACCCTGGAGAAAAACAAAAAGGTCTCCGCAGCTCTCTCTGATTTGGCGGACGACCTGAAACAGGCAGAGCTGGAAGCCAAGACTTGGATTTGCACCGACCCCGATACCTGTCAGTGGCGACGTCAGGTTGGCGGAACCCGATACGAGCTATACGACATTTTCGAAGCTCCAAATGGCACCTATTTTGTCGTACACGGTGAAGTAGACCCGACCGAGCTTGACCCGGATGACTACGACCAGCTGCTGGAGGCATATTCCGGTTTGCTGGACTCTTCCAACTGTGAAAGCGAACGCTGGGCATTGATTGCTGAAGCGCAGTTTGAGACCGAAGAACTCTCGATGGAGCGCGAACGCTTTTCAACTTTTGAAGGAGCCGAAAGGGCAATTCGGAAAAAGGTTGGGGCTGACGTTTCAGATGAGAATTCTGCGACCGAAACCCGCCTTGATGCGATTCGGAAACTCGATAAGTTTCATCTTGCCGTCTTTCTGAACGATGTTCACAGCGGTGCAAAAGACTTTCCTTCCAACAACATGAACTGGTGTGACTGGCTCAATAAGCCGGATGACGGACACTTACTGGATAGAAAATCCTAAGTACATTTGAATAAACACTTTAGGCTGTTCACCTTCGGGTGGGCAGCTTTTTGTTGCTAAAACGTGCGAATTACATACCATGAATAGTGTAAATCAAAGAAAGGGATGGCACCTATGTATTCCATCACGAAAATGTGCTACAGCAAAAAAGATGTTGAAGCTGTGTATCTTTTTCTGAGCGACTTGTGCAGTGAATACAGCAATTTTCGGCAGTGGTATCACGATACCGTTGTTCCTGGCTTAGCAAATGGGGAAAGACTGATTTACGCCGTCACTGACAATGAAGCGATAGTCGCGGTTTTGATTCTAAAAAATGCCGACGAAAAGAAGATTTGCACGTTGAGAGTTGCTGAAAACCATCGCCATCAAGGCATTGCATCAATGCTCTTAACCCTTGCTTTTAGGGAACTGCAATGTACAAAGCCGCTCATCACCGTTTCGTCATATCATATCGATGAATTCAAGCCTCTGCTTGAGAAAAGCGGGTTTGTTCTTTATGCGAAATATCCAAACTTCTACAAGCGGGGAATTACGGAGTATGCTTTCAACGGCTGTTTATCCGAAAGTCAAGACATTTGTCGCTTGTCGCAAAATGTGATATAATGAATAGCAAAAAAGAGATGATGCTATGAAAAAATGCACTTTTATTGGCGGCGTTCACGGCGTTGGGAAATCAAGCCTAGCTGGTGTCTTGTGCGTTGTTCGCAGCGATTTGGGTATTATGGTTGGCCCCGACAAACTAACCATTCAGTGTGGCGGTGGCGAATACGAAGGCGACAAACTCGCTGTTGAGCGTATCGAGCGTGCCTTAATAGACGGTGTTAATTTCACACAAGAGACGACGCTTTCCGGTGAATATCCCAAGCGGCTTTGCAAACGTGCAAAAGAAGCTGGATATTATATTCGTCTGTACTATGTCGGTCTTGATACCGCCGAAGAAAGCATCCGGCGAATCCGGAACCGTGTAGAGCGTGGGGGGCATGATATTCCCACTAAGGATGTTAACGCCCGCTTTTCTCACCGTTTCGAGGATGTCCTCAAAATTTTGCCGTACTGCGATGAAGCTAAGTTTTTCGATAATGACAATGGATTTGTGCTTGTTGCAGAATATCGCAACGGGCAGCTTCTTCCTATTGGAACATATCGACCAACTTGGCTCAGTCAACTTCTGAATCAAGCCCAATAACATTTTTGCCGTTCATCTTCGGATGAGCGGCATTTTTTGTTTGCCATACTGTGCGAATGGCATAGAATAGTTATTGTACGATAGATACCATCTACTTAGGCGCATCCAGCGTTCGTACAATTCACAATTCTGCTTTAAGGCGGACTTCCCGAATTTGGAAGGCCCGCCTTTTTGTGTCAAAAAAAGGAGATTTGTATGTTTATTCTCGCAAAATCTTTTACCAACAAAAGAGGGGAGATGTTTCTCAAAATCTTCCCGAAGCAGTACCCGTCCATTGAAACAGCTCATGCCGCTATGCAGTCGGACTATCAGGAGGAGCTCAAAAAGCGTCACCTAGACCGAAGCGACGAGGAAGCGATTCTCAGCTCGTATTATATCGACACCACTGAGGCAGCTATATATGAGTGTCAGGATTATGCGCCGAATTGGCTGACTGTCTCGGTTTTGTACGCCATCAACGAGGTCGTATAATGCCACGCATTATCAGACACGCCACTATCATATAACAAAAAGGAGACCACAAAATGTTTATCGTGATTAAGAGCGAACACTATGATTGCACGAACCTCATCTGCAAGAAAGACACGCTGGAAGAGGCGGTCACCGCAGTAAAAGACAGTATGGCACAGCGCATCAACAAGAACTATCATGCAGGTCTTACCGGAACTGATATCACGCACGAAAACGAAGACCACTACGGCTTTTCTTTCACCTTCGATGAGAACCGCAACGCTGACAGTAGCGAACCCAGAGCGTATAGCACATATGACTACTGGAATGGGGATGACCAAGAGAGTGTCGAGTGGGTCGTTTACGAAGTCACAACCGACAAGCCCTTCTTTCTTCTTTCTTACGAGGAGTACGAGAGCATCGAGCTCACAGGTTTCTACGACACCTTCGATGAGGCATTCGAGGAAATGAAAGAGTTGATTGCGGAAAGCGTCAACGATGTCTTCGACGAGGATGCCACGGCCGATGATGTTGAGGATATGGAAGACTACAATGTCTTCGTACACTCTAACAAGGACAGCCAAGACAACGGTGCGCCGCTCGCCTTCGCAAGCTTCTGCGACGATTATCCAAACCGCGAGTGGACTGTTTTCCATATCTAAAATATAACTCTTCGCCGCTCATCCAAGGATGGGCGGCATTTTTTATTTGCTATACTGTGCGAATGGCATAGAATAGTAACTGTACGATAGATACCATCTACTTCAGCGCATCTTGCGTTCGTACAATTCACAATTCTGCTTTAAGGCGGACTTCCCGATTTTTGGGAGGTCCGCCTTTTTGCATTTATCAGAAAGGAAGGTTCCAAATGACCGTTTACGATTACCGAGAAATCACCCTCAAAGACGACCTGTGCCTCGAAATAAGCCGTGACACGGACATCGAAAACCCACGCGAAAATGACTGCAATGCAGCCACTTTTTACTGTCTCAAAAGTCCTCGCCGCAAGATAGGCGATATCATCGACAGCGCCTACTACCTGAACGAAACAAAGCGGACGCTTGCGAAAACAGGCGAATATGCCATTCTGCCCATTTATATCTATGAGCATAGTGGCATTGCACTCTGCACGGTTCCGTTCTCTGACATTTGGGATTCCGCCTGCATCGGCTTTGCGGTCGCTAACATCAACGACTTCATGAAGCAGAGAATTTCCGATACTCCCGTATCCCGCTGTGAAGCCATGCACCGCGCCGAGGACTGCATCCGTAACGAACTCGAAGCATACAGTGACTATCTGGCAGGAAATTGCTGGCAATACTGCATCACGGACGAAGACGGCAATGTCGTTGATTCCTGCAGTGGCTTTATCGGCGACGACCTTGAAAAGAACGGTATACTGAACTACATCTGTGACTACATCGAAAAATAACAAGGAGAATGAATTATGGAAATCACATTAAAAGGCAACAACGGCAAAAAGGTTATCATCCCCATCGAAGACCTGATTCAGAAATACTGGGCAGACGAAAACGACAAGCCCAACCGCATCGAGATGTCTGCCACGGTTAAGGATGAAACCGTCCTTGCTGCCATGACGATTTGCGATGAGAAGGATGAGAACTACCTGAGTGTTGACCTTGAAAGTCGAAACGAAAAGTTTGACACAGAGGCACTCTGGTGTTCTCTTGAAGCTCCGAACACGCTGAATCCATTCGTGACCGGATACCTGTATTCCGGTAACAACGAAACGGAAAGCGATGATTGGCTGCTTCGCATTGTGGACGGCTATCGGGCAGCTGATGACGATTCTCCGCGAATCGTTTTCGCGAACAAAAGAACCGTCAGCGTTCAGGATTTCTGTGAAGAGTCCGAGGGTGAAAACAAGTATAAGCTGTTTGCCGCCACTGAGAAACAGTTTGACCAACCGTTCAGCTACGCCGATTTCGGAACGCGTTTGGAGGAAGCCACGCACGGCTATGTAAAGTATGACAAATCCATGATTGTCTCAAAGGACGAAACTACTGTAAATTGCATTGCGGATATGTTGGATTCAATGGGTTTCGATGCCGTTACCGGATATTTCGACCCTGAGGAAGACAAACGCAGCGGTGAGGTAGATTCTCTGACGGGATACTACTACGTCGATATCTAAAAACAACCAATTATAACAAGGAGTACATTAACATGGAACTGAAACTTTCTTCTAATTTCAGCGGAAAACCCGTATCTGTCGTCGTCCCTATCGAGAAAGTTATCGAGGTGTTCTGGCCGAAAGACGAGAAACCGCCTATTTCTCTTACCGTATCAACAGTTCTTGGCGCAGACAGTGCCAATGCGGAATTTTCTCTTGGTGAAGAAGCCAAAGAGTCCTATCCCGGCATTTGGCTTACGACCGATAACGTTAAAAGCCATCGCCACGGTTCTTGGTTCCGCCTCGAGCTGCCGAACGATACCAACGACATCGTAATGGGTCATCTTTACGCCGGTGATGATGATATGGAGACTGACCAGCCTCTTGCCATCATTGCTGACGGTATTCGTGCTGACGGGGATGAATCGAAACGCATCCTTTGGGTCGATGAAGATGTAACATGCGTTAAATCCATGAATGACGATTATCTGAATCGTCAGAAAGCCATCACCGAAAAGCAACTCAGTGACCTTTCTTCCGGGATTTTTCTTCAAAATTTCGATTATATCGTTTACGGCAAGCGCCTTGCATCCAAATCTGAAAACACTGTGGAGTTCGTGGAAAACACTATCGTTTCCCACAACAAACAGGAGCTTGAGGTGGTTGCGAGCGGCATGGAAGCTATGGGGCTTTCAGTCGAGACGGGTTATTACGACCCGGACGACGAGTCCTCCGTTGATATGCCAAAGCAGCTTATCGGCTTTCATTACGTCGTTCTGAAGAAAAATACCCTCTAAACCATAGGAGGTTTATATGTACTGCAAAACAATCACAAAGGAAATCTTCGATTCCTATATCGCAAATGACTCGGATACCATTCTGGAAGGTGTTGTCACCAACACTTTCGGAAACACTACTTTCTGGCGCTTTGTACGCGTTCCCTTGGCTAAGGGAGAACATTATGTCGAAGCCCTCTACGCGCAGAGTTCCTTCTCTTTCCCTCTGGCTATGGGCGTAAACCATTTCAGCATTAAGAATGGTCTCGAGTTCATGGCGTTCATCGTTGACCACAAAGAGACCTACTGCAAGTCTGTTGAGTTCACTCTGCTCTTTGACGATTATAGGCGGGCTGATTCCAACTGGGTCACGACTGAAATGAGAGAAAAGTTTCTCGCATACATCGAGAGGACCTACACCCCATCTGCTGAGGTGATGAAGAACAAGAAGTTTCAGTCCATGACACACGACAGCGCCGTGAAGCAGTATGTGTATGACCGGAGCAACGACACCACTTCGCTCGACGTGATGTTGAAACTTCTGGAGAAATTCGATGATTCTGTTGTCGTTGACTACCTTGCAAACCCCACCGGATGGGAAGCAAGGAGTTTGCCGAACCTTTTGTGGCATATCTGGTTCAGGCCCGGCAACATCTGGATGCGTTCAGCGCGGACCCTTCTTGCTGGGAAAGCGTCTGCAAGAATCTGATGGCTGCTGTCTAAGGCCGCAAAAATGGAGGAAAACAAGATGAAAGTAAAAGGAATGATTGAGTCTGACGTTGATACTTTTAAGGTCGGAGACGTCATCGAGGTCAAACTTACAGATGGTGTAAAGGTACAGGCTATGGCAGTGCAGCAAGAAGAGGACGGCATGGTTTTCTGTCTGGTTGATTGCCTGCCTAGCGAGTACCCGATGAACAGCACCAGTACCAATGAAGGAGGTTACGAAGAGAGTGACCTTCGTAAAAAGCTGAAT